TACTCGGTCAGACATTTCCTGCTGTAAATTGAGCAGAGCCACATCGCGATATAAAGCGTCTACGGTCGTTTTCTTGCCGATACGCTCACCTTTGTATATGAGGTTACCGTCCGTGTCCTCGTTGAGTTGATCGAGGTATATCTTATTGTTGTGGGTGTGATGGATGCCGGTGTTGGCGACGTGCTCATCAAATGACTCCCCGTCCGCCATACGCCTCCACTCACGCCACTCTTGACGGTCACTAGCCCAGTTGCGGTACATGAATACTGCGTCGCTATCAGTGCTTAAGAACGTCTGATAAGCGTAGGCGTTGTCTTGCTGATAATTTGTCGTGACTAGACCGTGCTGCGTCGGCCAACCTGCGTCGGGATTCCATGTGCGGAATGTAGTGATTCCGAGTGGGTATGAAGATGGTGCGTCTGTTGCTGAAGCGAAATCCAGTTCGAGCATGTTTACTGCTTCGCTCGTCGGATCGGGAATTCCGTCCGCAACGGTATCAATATATGTTTTCGCCTGTTCATACGCTTTAGTTGCTTTCTCTTGCGCACCTACCGTGTTTCGACAACGGCATCCAATGTATCGTAATTATCGTTAAAATATTCCCGCTTTACATGTTCGTTTCCGCTACTAAATTTGCGCAAACCTAGTCGTTCTGTATTTTGTCCGTCGGGCATTAGTTATCCCTCCATGTTTCTAATTCGTCCCACGTCAGTGTTTCCACAAAATCCCACGTTAATTTCTCTAACTCGTCCCACGTAAGATACGTAAACTCAAACTCAACCGCAAGATGCGCCGGTATAATCTCGCGCAACGCACGTTCAGTGTCCGCTAAATTTGACGGTACACCACGCGTTCCGACGAACGTAATTGTGACGGTGTAATCTGCGTAATGTTCCGTCACGTCAACGGCCCCGCCGTCGTATGATTCCGCTACCTCTTTAATGTGCGCAACAGTAGCGATACCCGCGCCACGCATACGCGCTCTGATGTTCGACCGTCGTTCCGCGTAAGTTAAGCCGTCACCATCAAGCGCAAATACACGCTCCCAATTGGCGAGACCCCATGTCGCAGTATTGACGCTAAATTGCAGCAAGAGATCACGCGTATCGTCTTGGAGACGCTCAAACATAACGGCTTCCGCGTCGATAATGGCGCGGCTTTCCCGTAGTTCACCGTAATACGACGGCATTGAGTCATACATACTTTGCGCAATGTCACGTTTATACTGCGCCATCTGTAAACGTCACCTCGCCTTTAACTGCGACTTGGTTTACGTCCACTTCGATATTACTTGCGCCGCCGTTTACGGTTAAATCCGTATAGTCAACGACACGCGGCACGCCAAGTAATATCGACGCGATTTGCGTATAACGGACGAGCGTATCTTTAAACGCCAACGTAGACAGATATTCCGTTAGCGCCGTACTAAATTCCGTGACTACTTCATCAACGTTACTGTCTCGCGCAACATGTATGGTAGCCGACACGTTAATAGGCACTTCTTCCGCCGGCTCTACGTAAACGTCTGCGTTAATCGGACGCTCCGCTTCGATATGTTCTTTTACCGCGTCGATAACGTAATCCGATGGCGCTGTTGCTTCTGTATCCAAGATAACGACTAACACCGTGCCCGCGCCGTGATAGGTCGGGTAAACGAGCGCATCGCCTACGCCCGGCACTTCAAGCGCCCACTGGCGATAGTGTGCGGCATTGCCCGACGTTACCGGCTGTCTTGCGCGCTCAAAATAGCGTTGCCGTAAAGATTCGTCGTCCTCTTCGTTACTGCCACCGACAAACTCGGAATCATTACGCACGGATACCACGTCAAATAAGTCGCCGACTAGCGCCTCAATTTCGCCCGGTCCGATATTACCGCTAAGACCACCCCGTTGCGCAGTTACAACGACTTCGGCAAAACCAGCGTCATTAAGCGTAACGTCGGCATCCGTCGTAAAGTATATCGGCGCGTCAGCACCCGCAACCACACGTGACCCCTGCGGCACTAATTGCGCTGGCTCACCGTCAAATTGTACGATACCTTTTGCGGCGACGGCTGGGCGTCGGAATACGCCGAGGTCAACTGTAAGGCGCGCAAGATGGCTACCTTCGGATGTATCCGTAAACCCTAAGCGTTCCGTGGCGTCGAGTTCGATATATGCGTTCTGCAATTCCTGCGCGGCTGGCGTCGCTAAGTCATAAGCGACCGCACCTTGCCGTTTATCGATGTCTTCCGGCATCATTTCGAACATTTGCGCAAGTAGTCTGTCCGCCGTAAATTCGTCGTATCGTCCCACTATAGCGTCACCTCCTCGTCAATAAAAAGACCGTCAACAGTGGCGACGCTGAGGTTAACGTACACCGCGTCTTGTTGACGGTTAATTTCGTTTATAGTTACGGATTCTATCCGGTCATCATATATTAATGCTTCGCGCAACATACGGGGAATTTCCGACTCTAATAACGCGTCTGTCGTGTCTGTTGCGCCCAAAAGATCATACAGCTCATTACCGTAATCTTCGTCGTAAATGGCGTAACGGTCGCGCGCCGTGCCGAGCGCTTTACGTATGTATTGGCGTATGGCGGGCTCGCCGTCGATCGGTCGGCAAATGCGTCCTTGCGCAAAGTTAAGGTGATAAGTCCGCGACGTCTGTATCGTGTCTTCGGCGGCTTCCTGTTCCGCCATGATGTCATCTAAAAATATCGGCTCGTTATCCGGTGTTAGTGGCGCCATTAGTAGCTCACCGCCCGTCCGAGTACATAAAACTTTTGCGCATTAAAATCGCAATAAACTGCCACGGTGTCGCCCGCTGTAACGTTGCGTGCTTCGTATAAAAACTGTAAGTCTTCGCGGTCTAGCTCCAAGTCGTCCGTTAACAAACGTATGACTGGTGTCGGCGGCGCCTCAATGACGCGCGCATTTTGTATCGATTGTCCTTGCGTTTGGATCGCGGCAGTCTGCATACATTGGACGATATTTTCCGCCCATCGCTCCATAAAGACGCCTCCTTAAAAGTTTATATAGTTGCGCGGATTGACCGCGTTAGATTTTGCATTATTCCACGGCCCGCCGCGGTGTATCTCAAAATGCAGATGTTGACCGGTAGACTGACCGGTGTTGCCCATTACGCCGATTTGCTGTCCTTGTGCCACGGATTGACCGGTGCTTACTCTACGACTACCGCTACGCATGTGTGCATAAAGAGTCTCGTATGTGCGCCCGTTAATCGTGTGACGCAGTATGATCGTCTCGCCGTAACCGTTCATCCAACCGCTTCTAGTTACCGTACCACCCGCAGCCGCACGTATCGGCACCTGCCCACCTTGCGCAAGTCAATGCCGTTGTGGCGCCGACCGTTACGCATGCCGAAATTAGACGACACGCGGCCGGCTGACGGGCGGATAAAGCCGTTTGAACTGCTGCCACTGCCACCCGAAATACCGCTATTACTTGGCGCTGCTGGCTCCGGTTGTCTTTCCGGTTCCGGCTCTTGCGGCGGCTCATATTCGATGCGTTCAACGTCTTGATTTCGTTGTACGGTTAGTGACATGGAGTGCGTACCGTCTCCGCCGTAATTGTGCGTATCGTCTAAGATGTAATACCACCGTGTGCGCGTGTCATGCGCGACCGTACGGCAATGCCCGTATTACTAAACGCGCCTTTAATGCCGAGTGCCGTAAACGTAAGTTCGGACGACTCCCCTCGTTGATCGCGCAATAACTGTCGGGCGAGTTCGCGTAATTCGGACGTTGTTTTCGCCTCATTGTCGCTTTCGACCGTTTGGAGGAGGCCCCACTTTTTGCGTCCGTCCGCGTCAGTAGCTTCGCCATATTTCTCGTATGTATCGTTATAAACGCGCACGCGTGTCGCGGTGTCTTCGATGCTGTGGCTGTATGAAAGCGTCTCAAGGTTACGCCCCGGATCGACAACCATCCATGTGACGTTTTTCTTTCGCTCAACTAAACTGACACGCCCCTTGTCGTTAAACAGGCGATACGTCTTGCCGGTTTTCTTCTCCGTTTCCGTGAGCGCAATAATCATAATTTCGTATAGTGACTTCCCCTGGAATATCAACTTTTTTAGGCGATGACCAGTGTCATCGATTTCACCGACCGGCACGTCAAAGTCGCGGCATAACTTACGTATAATTTGCGCGGCTGTTTGATTGCTAAATTTAGCCGACGTCTGATTGCGCTCCAAATACCAGTTGTAATCGTAAGCGCTAAAGCTAATGCCGCCCTCTTCGTCTTCCGTATAATTGACGACGACACCGCGAAAAAGCTCGTCATTGCCGTCGTAAAAACGCGCTTCGCTGCCGTTGAGGTCGCGCAATTCAAGCTGTGGGCGTCGTCCGTTGTTCGTATTAATAAACGAAACGGTTAACTGGCGCATCGCTTGGCGGGACGAGCCGCTTAACGTTGCGCCCGTCCAAAATCCCGCCAAGTCATACGTTTTGTCGACTACTTTAACTACGACGCGTGCCCGCCTAGTTGCGCGATAAAGTGTGCGCTCTTCCGTTTGTGTCGACATTACGGGATCACCAACTTTTGACCGGGCTGTATGAGATGCGGATTACCGCCGATTAACTTACGGTTGGCGGGTTGCTCGTAAATCTGACGCCACTTGTTCGCATCTTTAAGTTCATCGAGCGCAATAGCCGTCAATGTGTCGCCCCGTTTAACGGTGTACGTGCGCGGCTTCGGTTTGTCTTCCTTCGGCGGACGCTTATCTTTCGTTGCGCTATTGCCGCCCGGCGTTATTTCGCGGATTTCCTGCTCGACGAATTCTTTGAGTTCGAAATCCACGTAGACGTCGCCCGGCGAACCGAATCGTTCGAGTTCATGCGGGAAGGCGCGGATGGTAACGTGCGTATTAATGTCCGCGCTACCACCCGTAATAATGAGGCGCGCTTGCGGTGTACGTTCACGCCATTCTTCAAACTTGGCGAGCATGTCCTTCGGCTTCATAAACTGCGAATAGGCGCAATATAACGGATTGTATTCGTACGGCAGAAATGTCGAAAAACTGTACGTTTTGAGTCCGCGAAAACCTTGTACGGTGTATTCGCCCAATTGCGCCACTTGTACGTCGGTAAAATCGTAAGGCGTCGACACCTGTATAGATTCCGGCAACACCGGCAAACGGATACGGAAGTCGCCCCGCTGTAACCATATTTCGATCGGCCTATCTTTCATGAGCGCCCACACCTCCGTTTTGTACTTTCATTAGCCGGCGCGCAATAGAATCGCCGATTTTGTCAATGTCATCATCGTTACGGACGTGATAAACCGGATTGTATATGTTAACGTCGCCACCGCCGCGTCCACCTTTACGATAAGCGTCCGCTTCTTGGCGGTTAAGCACCTTTTCGCCTTTATGCAGCAAATAAGGCGCGTTGTTGTACGGTACGCGGTCTTTACCGTGGTAAGCACTCGTAGCCCTTGCGTCGCCAGCTCCGCTACCAAATCCGCTCGTAAAGTTACTGATGGCGTTGCTTCCGAATTCACGTAAAGAACTTACACCACCGACCGCCATATCGAATACCTTTTTTACGACGCCGGTTAAACCGTTAATTGCGCCAGTGATTCCGTCTTTTATACCGTTAATCATGGAGCGTCCTAATTCCTTCGCCGCGTTAATGATATTAGCGATTCCGGCGCGGATACGACCCGGTATTGACGCGATAAATTCTGCAATTTTTCCAGGTAATTGTTCAATCCATTCAATCGCGTTGTCATACGCCTCTTTAAACCACTCACGCATATCCGACGCAAATTCTTTCACGCGCTCAATCGCATTTACCGCCATCTCGACGATAAAATCACGAATTTGACCGGGTAGTGCTGCGATGGCTTCGACCGCATTTTCACGTGTCGTCGTAAACCATTCGTAAAAATCGAGCGCAAATTGTGTGAGACGTTCAACCGCCCAATCCCGCAGTTGTACCAATAATTCGAGTATTCTGCCGGGCAGTTCGGAGAAAAACGTAACAGCTGTCGTAACTGCGTAACCAAACCAGTAACCGATTGTTTCCGGCAAACCTTGTAGCCATTCGACCAAACCCGTCCATAATTCCTCGATTTTTTCGAGCGCGCCGTCTTTAAGTTCGTTAAATTTTTCGATGGCTTTATCGCGCATTTCAAGCAGCCATGTTGCCACTTTGACCGCCATTTCCTGCACCCATTCGACGACGATTTCGTAGATTTCCGCCACTTTATCGCCTAAGTCATCCCAATTGCGCACAAGCCAAACAATGGCGGCGACTAGCGCAACAATACCGAGGATGATCCAGCCGATCGGGTTCGTCAGCAGAACTTTAAATAGTCCGAGTGCGGCAACTTTTAATAGTCCGAAACCTTTGACGGCAAGCGCGATGGCTTTACCTAGTATCGGGCCGAGGAATTTTCCAATAGCGCCAAATACCTTTAGCAACGGCGGGCCAAACTTCGTGGCGAGTGCGCCAATAGTTTTACCGAGCCACATAAACGGCTTCATCAGCATCCCAATTGTTGAAAATACGAAAAGTAGGGATTTAACGAATAAACTAAAACCGACCGCTAATGGACCGATAACCGACAATAAGAGCAACGCTTTACCGATAAATTCTTGCGTTCCTTGATCGAGATTCAAAAACCATTCTACTAATTCGCTCACTACGTCACGTACGTCGCTTAATACGGATACCATTAATTCACCCGCCGGCTGTAATATCGGCGATATTTCGTAAAGCAGGTCGATTAATTCTTGACCCGCGTCTTTCAACGTGTCAAAACCGCCACTAGCGAGCATGTCTTCACCAATTGATCCAAACGCCGCTTTTACATTCGCCCATATCCCAGGCAAAGTATTCGCAAAGTCGTCCATCGCGCCTTCGAAACCGTCAAAGTGCTCGCTACCCTCTAGTAAATTATCGCCAAGTGCTTGCAATGCATCACGAACTTCGAGTTCACCTTCGGATAACATATCACGAACTGTAGCAGCATCTTCGCCAATTTCTTCGCCGATTCGTCCGAATATATCACCAGCTCCGAGTGTACCAAACATTTGCGCCACATTAAGGTCGATGGTGTCTCTTGCTAACGCCTGCCCAAATATATCGCTAATACGCCCGGCCATCGACTGGTCGCCTTGAAATGAAGCCATTTCCATCGCCACATTAGCGTACAAGGTAGCGTCTTCCTCTGTATGTCCATAACCGAGATTTTGTCCGATCATACTGGCAACATCGTTATAAAGATACGATGTACTATCGGCTAAGTCATATACATTTTGCATGATCCGCTCAAGACCTTCGCCTTCGCCCACCATTTGTTTGATTACGTTTTGCGCCTGCTCCATACCAGTGAGACGTTTTATCCCGCCAGCCAGCGCACCACCGAAGAAACCGGTAAGTGGCGCAAAAGTTTTCGTCGCTTCTTTGCCCCAACTGCCGATGTCATTCGCAGTCTTGCTGATGCCCTCCGCTGTCTTTTTAAAATTTCCAACACTTTTTGCGGCGTTATTCATACCGCCCGAAAATTCGTCGTAAAGTTTAAGCGTCGTCGCCAGTTCCATTTGCGCCACCTCCTTGATAACTGCGATTTATTTTCGCTTTTTTCGGTTTATTCTTTTTTGACTCTGCTTCTTGCCGCTCGTTCTCAGCGATATTTGAAGCTAACCAAAACGCTAGTATGCCGGACGACTTGCGATACACTTCATCGGGAGCTACGTGATGCGTCTGCACGATTGCATGTATTTGATGCGCGTGATCGTCCGACATAATTAGTTTTTTGCTTCCGCAACTTCCTCCGCTGAGGCTGCGCCGAATCCGCTTAGGTTTTTAACTTCGTTTCCAAGCTGCATAATTTCGCCCGGCAGAAAGATTGATTTGATTGCGGCTTCCCGCGAACTTACGCCTAGTTCGTCCAACGCCGCTCCAGTGATTTCCGGCTTAACTAGTCCCTCCGAAATTAGGGCAATCATAATCTTAATTTCGTTGCCCGTGTTGCCGGCAGATTTATGGTCAAACTGTGAAATAATCGACTCAAACTCGTCCATTTGCACAGCCTTGATTTCGTATTCATCACCGTTAATCGTGATTGTTTTATGTAGGTTTTTCTTACGATCTAATAGTTTTTGTAATGTTGCGTTTGTCATTTAATCGCCTCCAATAAAATTAGCGCCCCGTAAGAGGCGCAATGTGATTTACTCCAAGCCTTGAATAATGTCTACGTCTTCAAAGTTAAATTGAAATTCTCTACTAATTAGTGATCCTACCTCATAGTCAATGATAGGTAGGTTTTCGTATTGCACGCCCTTAAAGCGGTAGATTCCTTTACTTCCGTGATCCGCCGAGCCTACTTCAACGCGCAACTCTGTAATATAGTTTAAAGTCCCATCGTCCGACCCTTCTTTGATCTTCTTAATAAGCGCGTCATTAGTATGGTGGACAGTCATTGCCCCCGTACATTCAACACCAGTCGGTCTTTTCGCTTTTTTATTTGTACCTGCGCGCAACACGTCTTCATAGTCCTGTGTGCATTCAGCGTTAAACGATGTTGCCTCGTATAGCCAGCGCCCTTGATCGTCAAACACTTTGGCATTTGCGCCGTCCAAAATTAAGCCTACATCAATCGGTTGGTTCATTTATGTAACCTCCTTATATTTTCAAAATTAGCCTTGACGAGACACCGTGAGCATGACGCGCTCCATGCTGTATACGTCCGTATAATCCACAACAAAAAACGCCACATCTTTCTGCGGCGGGTTTTCTGGGTCAACGTATACGTCTGCGTCCTGGATGATATTTTCCTGTTCTAACGTTTCAAGGTAGCGCAACATCATAGTGATAGCTGTCATCCGCCCCTCTTCGGTATTATCAAGTTGAGCAACGACGTTTTCGCGAAGGATCGCTGGTAAATCGTTAAGTACCGTGTGTCTCGCGCTAACTGACCGTACAAAAGCGCCGCTAGTCGCGATACCTTTCTCGACCTTCACTTGCGCGCCGTCTTTAACAAATGTAAATGTTCCGGCTTCAAGCGCCTCAATAACTTGCGCGTTTCTAAGACGCTTTGTTACGTCGTCCGCTAATACTTGCGCAAAGGTGAGTGTTTGGTTTAACGGGTTGCCCGCGACTAAGCCTGCAACATATGGCGCGAGTTCGGACGGCGTGAGATCGTTCTCGCCGCGCACTAAGCCGGGGCCAATATTAATGACGTAATCGTCGTCAAGTTGCTCACTAAACGTATTAATTCCGTCCATATCTTCGTCAATGCCTGCGACAAACCAAACGTGCTTGCCTTCGCCCTTCCAATTATCGACGGCTAGCGCTAGTTCCTGTTGTAGCTCTTTATCCGCTACACGGTCGAGCGTCAATACATTAAATGGCTCTGTTTCCAACGCGTCAATTACCGCGTCATAATTAACTCCTGAACTGCCACCCTCTTCTCCGTCTTCTCCGCCTGATGCTTGCGGCACCGTATAAACAACGACTTGGCTGGCGCCTCCTTGAAATGCCGCGCGAATTGACGTTACATTGTCTGCGCCAAACTTATCTGCGGCTTCTGTCACCCTCTCGACCGTATAAAACTTTCCGCTGTCAACGTCGCCGCCGTAACTTAACAACGGGATAGCGACGATGCCGCGTGGGCCGCCTTGCGGCATGACTTCGGCGTTATCTCTAAAACGCTCATATACGCCCGGTCTGATCGGTAAATTGCTTGCGCTCCATGACATTAATTATCCTCCTCATTTTTTCGCACACCCGTTTCGTTAATTTTGATGTGCATCGGTAAATCGCGTGGTCTGCGCAATTCTGTCGATATAATACCGACCTTGCGATGTTCCCCGCTTCTGTTTGTGCTATGGTGCCGTATGTTGAATCTTTTAATATAAGCCGGCCACCACTTTCTAACGGCAATTGCAACCGTAAATTAGCCGCGATCATACGTCTCAGTCGCCTAAACTCGACCAATGATTCTTGACCTTTGCTCCAACCGTCTGATTCATTCGTAGGGATACCGCTAAAGTAAACAACTTCGTAATCAATCCGGTCGACGTAAAACATATGCGACTCGCCGGAAGCTGGTTGCGGACCTGTGTCACGCACGCGAATATCGCCCTCTTGTGGTTCTTTCGGTCCGTTTTCAATATAAATACGCGAAGCCGGAAAGACCTCGCGCAAGAAATGTTCTATCGCCATATAGTCGTCAACAAACGTTTCTTCTGCCATTACCAACCCTCCTCGCGCACGGCTTCTAATACGCGCTGATGTATACGATTTAGGTAACGTACGCCGTTGCGCTCTAGTGGATCAGTTAAGTATTGATTGCCGCGGATGTTATGTTGGTAATACGCATAATTAAACCCGTGTCGATAAGCGTTCGAGTCATGCGTCCTTCTAACGCGTCTTCATCTACGCGATCAACGAGTATATTCGGACGAAGGACGTTTTTATCAACTGGCGCGACTTCGCGTGACTGTCGTTGCCAATCGCGCATAGATTCGTGTAATCCTCGGACTGCGCCTCGATGTGCCGCTTCAGGCGTCCGTTGCAGCGCACGGCTTACGGCTGCATCATCAACAGTAAAACTAAAGTTTCGCGCCATTTTAGATATACACCACCGTAATAACCGACTTACCGTTAAAAAAGCGCACCGGCTCGATACGCTTCGGGTTGCCTTGCGTTTTACGTCCGAGTTCGTCTTCGTACAAAATGTGGTCGTTATACTTGATGTCCGCTAAACCTGCGAGCATAATTTCCGCGCTGTAATTCACTTCATCGCCGACAGCGTTCGTTGTCATACCGCTCTGTTCATCGACACGGCAAGGTAGCGTCCATGTTTCGCTAGTCGGTGGTGTCCCGCCCCATCCACCGTCATTTCCGCCAGTATTACGCGTAACAATTACCGTTTGCTTCATCGGTGGTCGCATTTATAACACCGTCCATTTCAGACGACTGCCGTTTGGCTTACGATGTCCAATAATGCTGTAAACACGTGTGGAATCATCTCTACAAGCGTCTCTCTCGACCAATCCTTAAAAGTCGTACTTAATCCTCGTATTGCAAAAGAAGATATACCTTGTTGCGCTAATTTGTTTGTATCGTTATGCCGAAATGCAAGCGTCGCGCTAAAGTAATATACTGCTTCGACTGGTATTTCGATTAACGGGTGCTCGTCGTCTTTGAGAACTAGCGCAAACAAATCTAATAAAGTTTCTTCGGCATTATTGAGGCACGCGACTTTAAACGGCTCTTCACCGTCAAACCAATCATCGTTATCTAACGTATTCCATCGGATATATTCGTCAGCTTCTTCAATATTCCAATTATGCTCAGCGTATGACATTGCGCCACCTCCTTCTTAATCTTCCGAAGGAGGGTCGGCTCCTTCGTCATCGTCGTCATCTTCCGGCGACTCCGGAAGTTCCGACTCAGTAACAGTCACATTCGCACTTGCCGAAACATCTTCGTATTCCGCCGTAATTTGCGCTGAGCCTGCGCCTACTGCGTCAATATTGCCGTTACTGATTTGCGCAATATCACCATTAGACGACGACCAACTTGCGGTGCTTGTTACGTCTTCTTCCGTGCCGTCAGATCTCGTAGCCGTTGCGGTGAGTTGGCGTGTCGCGCCCACTTCGAGATTGTTATTTCGCGGCGTGACAGCGATAGAATCGTATGCAGATCGTACTTGTTTCGCGGCGGAAAGACCGTCAACGACCGCTTGTACGCCGGCGTCAGACGTAGAAAAAACGCCATTGTCAAAACAATAGCGCTCGCCGTCTACGTAAAATGCTAACTCTTTATATTTCGATGTATATTTCGCCAATTAGATCAGCCCTTATTGCGCGTTTTTGATACGAGCGTGTGCGGCTTCTTGGACGAACTCAAGCGTATATTCGCCTACGATCATACCTTTGTAGTAGTCGCCTTGCTTACCGAGGAATTCGTGTGAGAATTCACGTCCTTGTAACGGGCGGATACGCATACGGTTCTTGTCGACGAATAACACTTCGCCTTTTGCAAGGTTATCGTTGATAGAAACTGGGAACTCGCCGAAATCGGTCGTAATAAAGTTGACGACTGTACGCGGGAATTTTCACCTTGATTAAGACGCACTACCTCTTTATCAAACTTAGAGATAACTCGTTTTTGCGCAGCAGGAACAATAATTTCATAGTTTCCGCCATTCTTAAATCCGCCTTTATGGTACACATCTTGAATCGAGTCACTGAGAATGTCGTGCGTTAATTGTTCCCCGTTATCTAAGTCTGTGACGTTAGATTCGATGAAATTACGTGTACCTCTCATTAAGCGCTTAGTTCCGTCTTCATATTTGACGCCGTTAATGAGCGCTTTTTCAAGTTGAAGCGCAAGCTCTAACTGTTTCTTCGCTTGTTCATAAGAATAAAGATCGTCGATACCGTAGTTTGCTACTGCCGCAGAAGTTCCAGTGATAGATACACTATCATCGAAGATTTGAGTTACGTTGTTCTTTCTAACGCGTGGCTTAAAGCGTGACTCTCTCGCGTCTGCACCCTCTTCGCCCTCGACGAACATTACTTCGATATGCGCTCCACTTGCGATGCTTTGTGCATCAGTCCCAGCGTGTCCACGTACAACAGTTAGTTTTTTATCGCCAATATTAACGCCTGTAACCAATAGAAATTCCTCGTCAATTTTTACGATTTGATTTACACGAAATGGCTCTGTATCAGTAACACCAATCTCTGTTGCGCCCGCTTCTACACCTTCTGTAGTGTCAGCGTCAAATGAGTACATCTTATCTTCAAACCAGCTTCGTTCTACGTCATTCACTGACTCACTGAAACCGAGCATAGCAAGCATTGGTGTTTGATGTGGGTTAAGCAATAGAAGCTCATCTTGGATAGATTCTCGTTTACCTACGATTTCTCTTGATAGAATAGTTTGTGGCATTATAATTCCTCCAATTAATTAGATAGTTGTCTTTTAAGTCTTGAATAAGCTGCTCTGTCTTCCGTTCTACCTGTCTCTTTCGCTTTCTGCGCCGCTTCTGCTAACAATTGTTCGCCCGATTTATCGGTTCCCTGCCCGCCATTAGACGCACCACCGCCGACCTGTTTCGGCTGCGGCGTTTCTTTCTGCGCAAGTAAATACGGCTTACTTTCCGTAAGTTGCGCAATAACTGACTCAACGCCTTTTACCACGCCGTCTTCGCCGACTTCCACCGCAGATAAATCCGCTAACTTAATAGCATCGTCTATGTATGCGATATTCGCCGTCGTTGCTTGCGTAATAAACGCGTTGTTAATGCGTTCTTGCTTAACCTGTTCTTGATACGCCGTAAGCTGTTGTGACATTGCGTCTTTCTCCGCTTGATACTTTTGCGCAAGCTCTTCCGCACGTTCCTTTTCGGACATTTCCGCGAGTCGGCGCTCTTCCGCTTCTTTTTCTAAATCGCCTAGTTTCGCTTTCATGTCGTCATAGTCGCCGTACTTTTTGCGTTCGCGTTCCAAACGTTTCGCAACAATATCGTCAAGCTCTGCTTGCGTAAACGACTTCGTTTCTTCTGCGCTTGTCTCCGTAGTTTCTGCCGACGTTTCGGTCGTTGTTTGCGCTTCTGTTTCGTCTACTTGCGTATCTTTAATTTCTTCTGCCATTTCGTACCTCCACCGTTTTTAAGTCCGTCGACTATTAATTGACCGACCTTTTTACGTCATATCGTAGGACAATAAATTAACGCCAGTCAGGATCGCTGACCGGCGTAATTGTACACGCGCAATTCGGATGGTAAAGACCCGCCGAAACTGCGTCATCTAACGTTGGATAAGAAGAATCGCCCGCTTGACCAATGCGTAATATTTGACCGCCATACTGAGCACAACGATCACACGGATCAATACCGTTAAGCACTTCGACGTATAACGCTTCGCTTTCCTCCGCTTGGTTTACCGTTGCCTCGCGGTGTGTTTCCGCCATCTTCGTTCGTACCGCCATTTCTGTATACGTACGCAAGCCCCACTGTCTGCCTGCGCGGTCAACGATAGCCATATCTGCGCTACGGTTAAGTCTGCGCATGATGTCCGCGCGTTGGCTCGTTATTGCTTCGTTACTGCGCATTGTTTCACGCGCGACTTTGCGTACTTCTTGCTTAACGTGTCGGCGCGTATTATAAGTAGCGACAAGCAAGTCTTCCGTACCACTCGCGATTTGATCGGCGACAAAAGTACGGTGTAGGCGGGAAGTACTTGCGCTACTTATAGCGTCGCGTGCTTCCGCGGTGCTTGCGTAAGTGCCTAGCGCAACTAACGCTTCCGTGCGTCCTTGTTCGTAGATACGACGCACACCCGTTTCGAGTTCGCCGACAGTGCGGCGATCAACTTCGTCTAATATTGCGCTAACTTCCGCAATCAAAATGCGCTGCTCTCTGCGCGTCATGGTGGCGTAATCAGCTTCGCGGAGTATACGCCTTACCTCGGACTCGCCAACGCCTACTATGGACGCCACACGTCCGACAAATAGATCAATCGTTTCGCGCATTAATTGCAGCCTCCATTACGTTTGTCTTTCGCTGTCCAAACGCCGATAACCGCGGCGACGTAAAAACTGAGCGCAGTGTATCGTAACTTATTAACCACCTTCCGCATCATCGTCGACCTCCTCCGGTACAGCGTCAAATTGGCGGAATACCGACGGTGACGCAACTGGCGGTGCTTCCCGCACTTCGTCCGATTCAATTGCGGCGAGTATTGCGTCAGCTTCTTCGTCATTAACGCCGTCTAATCGCTTAATAGCGCGTGATTGGTCGAGAGTTGGGCGACCGTCTGTTCTTATGGCGGCAATTTCTGCGTCTTCTTTTTCGTCGCGTGGTACGCCGTCTTTCCACTTAATCACTGGTGATACAGGTGTGTAGTCTACGAAATCTTCAACGCCTTCATTTGCGTAAACTTCCATATGCTGCGCAAGCCATATCGCATTTCTGAGCGCAAAGTCAACGTTGACACGGATACGTTTAACCTTCGATGTGATCGGTAAATAACGTGATTTAATACCTGCGTTTCCGGTATGTGACGTGCCACCTGCGTTGTTACCTTTGCCTATGACGGACGTGCCGAATAACCAGTCGGGTGTTTCGAGCTTTTGGTAAAGTAAGCCGATATAATAATCGAGTTGGCGGAATGCGCTTCAAGCTGTGAATTCCACGTCATGTAACCCGGTGTTATATCGTCCTTTTCGACCTCAAAAATTACACCGCTGGACGAATGAGTTAATTCGCTAGCGTCGGACGGCGGTGCGTACATTGCAGGGTCGCTATGTTTCCATAGAATATAGTCGATCTGCATAAAACGATCCTGTATCGCTCTAATAATCCCCTCTACTTTTTCAATCCCACCAACGCCCTGCCATCGGTCGTCTAACGACTTGTGCGGTATATGGTAGACACACATGTAGTCGACGCCAGTTTCCTCTATTTGCGTTTCCTGTACTCTGTCGCCAATGAGATACGTCGCTACGGCAACGCCATACTCTTTGTTTGCGCTGCTTGGCTTTAACCTAAAGCGATCACGGATAATATAGCCGTGTAAATGGCGTTCAACGTCGAGGTAGTATTCTTTTTTCGGCAAGATGCCGCCGGTACTTACTTCATCGACTTTTGCGATGTTTACCGCCGAAAATTGCTTTACGTTGTTCGGCGCAACTTCCGGGTATACATCGGGCGCAAATACATGCTCGATAATCGGCTCTAATTTCGCCGACTGCGGAATGGGTAGCGCTCTTTCCAGTAGTTCAGTGAAGTCTTGCCGATAACCGTAGCGAACTTTAATCCACGAATCGCCGCGTATACCGCCGCCGATTACAAGCTCATGGACGAGTTTATCTAAATCATTGTTTTGCGCGATTTCATCGACCTTTTTACGTCCCACTGCATCAGCGTCGTGCTTTGCGTCGTATGTCGGCTTTTCGCCAACGAGCATATCGGCAGGCTTAGTAATTAATGTTTCGATGATGGTTATCTCCGTAAACAACGCTTCTAACTGATCGGCTTGCTCACGCTTACCGCTTTTGCGCAATATATCTACAGCACGCTTATACGTTTCGAACGACTTACCGTCAAATATCATAGCCATACGTTTGTATTTTGCCAACCGTTCGATTGACTCGTCATCGGGAAACTTTTTGCCCGGTTCAAATAACGCCATGTAACGACCTCCTTCCAATTAAAAAAACGCAGGCTTATCAACTACGCGTCGCCTACGCTTCTTTAGTGCACTTATCGACATCTCGGTTCCGTCCGGTCCGTCATCGTAATACTTCGTTCCGTAACGCTCAAACTGCTCGATGAGGACGGCGTGATTACGACTGAATTGTATTTTACCGATTTCTACATCGCCTTGAAGTGATTCAATTCGCAATTCCTTTTTATTGCGCTGATATATCTTCTTAACGCGAGTGTTTGCCGGGTAACCTGCCGAATTTAGTTTGTTGCGCAAATCATCAACGATATACTCTTGCGCTGCTTGTGCTTCCGCCGCGATTACGTCCGGCTGCCACTCGATTACTTTCTCGACGACCTTCTCGATGAAGGTTGGCGGTTTAACACGCTCAACAAACGAGTCAATAATGAAGTAGGTATCTGTCGGCTTATGGCGCGCAGTAACAATTAATGCTGAGAAGTCGCCGCGTTCTTTACCCATTGCCACGTCTACTCCGAATCCGATGTCATAGTCGCGATTGTTCTTAAAGTCGCTTTCTTTTACGATGATGTCGTCTGTCCAATATGTAAATTGATCGGGGTTAAATATCATGGACTCTTCATCGATTGGATTATTCATATATTCCGTATTAAACGGTTTAGAGCCTTCATCCCATTTAAATTTCATTAGTTTTAGAATAGGCTGTACCTCCGGCCATAATACTTTTACGCCTTCCTTCATCGCTTCTTCGTTTTGCGCAAAGAATGCCTCGCTTCGTCTTTTCGATTAGGGTTTTTACGGTCTTGATAAATTTCCCGACACTCTTCCCATAGATCGCCGTTAATTGGTGGTTCTATAATTGCCCTATAGACCTGTGTTTTAAAGTCAGAACGTTGGTAAAGTATCCGCATCAACAAAGCATCATGATGTACTGTCGTCCCCATATATACGTAAGCTGTTTTCTCGCCTTTTGGATCGCCTAACGGCATCACTACTGCACTAAACCATTCTCGGAGTTTCTTACGTTGTTCCGGCGTACCGGCGTTCGTTTTCTCATCCTCTAAGTCATCACAGATAATTAAGTCAGGGCGCGTACCATTCCAGTTACGACCTCGCAACCTCTGCCCAGTGGATGACGCTTGTACAAGAGAGACCATGTGTTTCTTTTTATCTCGCTCATGCCACGCGATAAATTCCTCGCCATTATCTTTAATATTCGACTGATCGCTCGGTGACAAAAGCCCGCCAAAGTCAGCGCGCAACTTATCGTTAAATTTCAGTTGATTTCGAATCCACTCCATATTTGCCGTAGACACATTCGGCGTCTCCGAAATGATAATGATGTATTTGCGCAATCTATATACGATCTCACGTATCGGATAACCTTTCGAAAGGTATGACGATTTCGCATGTGCTCGCGGCGCTGCTACGGCGGTTTTGTCGTTACGCCTAACGTGCGATACTTCGTCCATTTCCACGCATATGTCGCGGTGGAATTCCGGCGCTTCGTCTAGTGTAGCGAGATCAAATCCGTCCCAGTTGCCGGGGTTTCCTGGGTTGCGCGTTTCGCTAAAATATTCCCACGCGAAATATAAGAGATCACCTTCCGCTCGCTGTATCCGTTTGAGACGCGTTAGCTCTTCGAGTGTTTCTGCGTATGTGTACGCCAAGTCATCCGGCAAGTCGTCCACCGACGGAAAGTTAACGTCAATCGTTTCGATAATTTCGGTAAGTTCGTCTATGTATTGTTTGCGCTCAGTTGCGGTCAACCAGCGTTCGTTAAGCCATGCGATATTGCGTCACTCCTTTCGTTTAAATTTACGTCAATATAACGTCGAATAACGCTTGCAATTGCGTTTGAATTGTGCGAAAATGAATACAACATAACGAGAATAGGCGGTGGCACTTATGAACGAAGTACAAGCGATAAAAAGCGTACGTCATATTAACCGCATTAAAAAAGCGCTACATGGGCGCAATAAGCTACTGTTTATTGTCGGCATTAATTCCGGCTTGCGTGTGAGCGACATTCTACCGCTACGCGTCAAAGACCTCCGCGATAAAGATTACGTCGACATTATCGAAAAGAAGACGGGCAAGCGTAAACGGTTCGCGTTAAACGCCGCAATAAAGAAGGCGTCTAATGAGCTAATAGAGCCGTCTGCTGACTCCGAGGACTTCGTATTCAAGTCGCGCAAGGGAAACGGCGCTATCGGACGCGTACAGGCGTATATCGTGCTTAATGCTGCGGTGGAACGTGCAGGCTTAGCCGATAAACTCGGAAAAATAGGCACGCACTCTATGCGCAAGACTTTCGGCTACTTTGCGCACAAAAACGGTACAGATATTACGTTGCTAATGCGTATCTTTAACCACCGCGACCAGCGCGAGACGATGCGTTATCTAGGTATCGAGCAAGACGACATTGACGCTGTGTATGCGAAAGTTAATTTATAATAACGTTGCAGGCCGCCTTGACGGGCGGTCTTTTTACGTGTAATATCCGAAGTGAAATTTTGATAATCGCGCAGTAGACGTACAAGAACCGGTGCATAACAGACCACCCCTTAGGGGGCAACCGAATCACCTTCTCGCCTCGGTTTCTCCATGAATACGTTATACATTATGTTGAATAACGTATAAAACAAAACACGCGTTAAGTTTAATACGAATATCAACGAAAGCCTTGCGCTACAAGTGTTACGGCTTTTCTTTTCGCTCACTTTGCGCAACATATAATATACAGTCGCAAACATGCGTTGTAACAACGTTCTTATTTCGCTCACTTTGCGCAAGTTATGTATAAAATACTGCATAAATAACGGCGGTATATGATAGCGGACAGCCAGCGCCAAAGTGTTCGGAGGGGCCGCGCGCCAGTGGGTCGTTGCAGGCGCATGAGCACCGGACGGCTACCGCTACCCTACGTATGCCTCTACACGCCCCACTACACCACTGTGCCCGCCTACCTATCCGTAGGTAGTCCCGCTGCCCTACCGCTTACTACCGTCCCCACACGTGCTCATACCCCGCGTTGCTTCCTATATGTATACTCCCTTACTCCGCGCTATCGGTATTGGACTTATGTTGCGCAATCATCTGACGCACACTTTCCATGTCTTTTGGTCCGCTATCCTTCGACTCTACTTCGTGTTTTTCCGTCAGCATTCCGAGACTCTGCAAGTAAGTACGAGCCATAGCTGCGTTATGTTCTTCGGTAATTGCGTCAACAATTGAATTATAAACCTTCGGTAGATCATCGATTGTATTCGTCACGACTTGTTTCTTAACCGCATCATTAAAATGGTCCATCTTTCGCCATTCTTGTAACGTGCTTCGCGCAATACCTACCGCTCAGCTATTTCCTCATACGTTAAGTTGGCGCGTTGCGGTTGCGCTAATAGCGTTACGGCTGCGTGTTGCTTCTCGCTAAGTTGTTTCTTCGCCATTGTGATACGCCCTCCTCGGTACAAACTCTTCAACTGACGCCATCTTAACGTCGGAGTCCGTAATTTCAATCCTCATGTATGGGTTTTGATTTTCGCGTAGCCAGTCAGATATTTCGGTTGCCTGCGTCAATACTTCGTTAAGTTTCATTTACTCGATCCCCTTTCGTATTCGGCGCGGCGGTCAGATTACCACGCACGCCTGTACTTTCGTACTTATTCTTTTAAGTACCTTTGCGCAAGAAAATATATGTATAAATAAGGTAGCAGTCCGTAAGGGCTGCAATTACTTGTTTCTCTTTTACTACTTGCTCTTTTAAACCTTTCTATCTTTACACGGGTTGTACAGACCGTTTCGAATAGGGTTGTGCAGCCCCCTTCGAATAGGGTCGTACAGACCTATTCGCTATACTAAGCTAAAGTATTCCCCTATAATCCGGTACTCTGCGTTCCCCGTCCGCACTCACCACGTAACCTTCCGCATCAACAAACGCCGCAAACGACACGCGATACCACACGTAATGTTTCATATTGACGCAAACTTTACGCCTTTCCGTTAACAGCCCGTTCGCCATCAGTATTTGCGCAATCTTTCGTTGCCTTTTTTCGGTGATGCCCGTCATCGCGTAAAGCCGTTCTTGCGAAGGAAAGCTGTATCCATAACGGTCATTCAGCGTACCATCCTTGCGCCACTTATTACCGTCAATGTACGACAGTAACGCGTAGTAAAACGTAATCACGTCGCTATGCTTGCCGCGCGGTGTGTGCGCCTGCATCTCGGCAATGATCCGCGGAAAGACGAGCCGCATTAAGTCGCGGTTATAAATTTCGTAATTTTCAGCGTCGAGCAACGCTTGTTTGTCGTTTGGTAGGTCAATCATATCGCGTCATCTCCGTTCATTTATCGTTTGTTGCCGTTTAATTTATACTGTAGTTAACGTAAAGAGCGTTGTTTATACGCTTCGTACCCGCGCAGGGTATGCGACAATCTATCTGTTTGCGCAAATTGCCAAAACTGGCGGCGCGTCTTCGTATGTAGTCCGGTACAAATAAAGTCATGTCCGGACGCTTTTAGAAAGTGGTATAGATTCGTAGAATAGCAGTAGAAGAAATCGTTCATATAGCGCTCACCCTTTCGTTCGTTTACCGCGTTTTCTAATGCGCGTATTCGCGCTTTTACTTCGTTGTCTTTCGGAAAATTTTCGGCTTTTGTAAAAGTCACCTTAAAGTCTCTCGCAGTCCTCACCCGCCGTACCGCTCCACGTCCGCAATCGCCGCTAATTGATCCGGTCGATTATCGCAAAGAAAGCGATGCAATACGATGCCGATGCGGTTTACGAGTTCTTCGTCTTGGTCATCGAATCCAGCTTCCGCGAATATCGCGTGCGCAAGTTCGTGCGTTAGTACTTGCGCTTTACGCTGCGGCGGCAGTTCGTTATCGACGACAATACGCTGTAGGTCGTAACGTATTTCGCCTAGTAAGCCGTCTTCCTCCGGCTTTTCGAAATAAACGTCGTAATCAATGCCGCCGACGTTGTACGTTAATGCTGGCATATGGAAGCCTCCTTATATTTGCGCAAATGAACGTAAAAAAGACCGCCCCAGTGACGCAGGCAGTCCGTAACTATTCCCGTTTCTTTTTTCGGTATCTATAATCGTAAAACTTCGCATGGTGTCGCCGGCTAATACCGACAGCTTCTCCGTTACGCCACGCTTTAAAACGCGTCCATAGGAATGATATTTCGTGCCACGTTAAATATTCGAACCAGCGATTCTTATTGCGATAGTATTTCGGCATTAAGTTGCGCCCACCTTCCGCAAAAATTCGTCAATATCGGTAACAAGCGTAAACTCGCCGAACCAGTAGTCCTTCGCGATCAGCCAGTCATATTCGATACCGGGCGCAGATAGACGGTGAATGCCCATCGGCACGCCTTCTGTTGCGCGAAGAAATTCGATCACTGTACGGTTATCTAAGCGTTCTTTATCAGCGTAATGCCAAGCGTAACCGTTGCGTACAGCTACATAATGATGCGCCATCAGTCCGTCACCACTAAGATACGCGCCGGTCCCGTTGTTGTTACACCTTTTTTAGCCGTATGTACTTGGTACGACTCATACGGCTCAACTTCGTATTCCTCTACGCCCATACGTCGCGCAAGTTCTGCCGTTAGCGCTGCGGTGGATACTCCGTCAAAGTAACGGAATTGGTGTATCATTTCGCCAGTTGTATCGTTAATCACGACGCCGACATCCTTAATTTGTGCGTGAGGCTTAACGCGATATTGCGTTTCCTCCCGCGACAAAACACGCTCTCCTTCGTAAACCTTCTGTATTCTTCGCGAAATCTCATCACCGATACGGTCGAGGTCTGCACCGCTATCTACCGTATAATTTACGTTAATCGTCGTACCACCTTGCGCCTCGGCTTCGCGTACAGACTGCGTTGCTTGGCGCGCCTCGCGTCCAACCGCCTTCAATTGCTTGATTGCGTCCTCTACATCTACGTTAATCTTAACGGTTACTTCGCTATTAGCCATGTGTACCGCCTCCTATTTAATTTAACGCCCACCCTCGCCTATAAGCGTAATAGCACAGACCTTCGACTCGGGCGGGCTTCAATATTATTCGCGTAAACTTCCCGTCAATCTTCTAATACAGCTAATCGGTACTTTTTCCTATATGTAGTACGTTTCTACCGGTTGAATCTTCGTAAATTCGTTATACTTGCGTTGCCTTTCCGCATTCTCAGCGCGCGCATGTTTATTGACGTACCACTCTTCGTAATAGCTCCGTTTTCTGCGGACTGGTTTACGATGTTGTCTACCGTCAGTGGCGTAATCTTTCGCCATTTCTAACGGCAATTCTTTTTTTGCGCGCCTTAACGTTTGGCTTTCGCTGTGAAATGGCGTCTCAAGGAACGTCATTTTGTCCGCATGGCTATAACGTAGTTCTTCGCGCAATATGTACGAATTCAGCGTATCCATTTCGCCGCCAGTCAATTTGCGCTCGTTCAAACGGGCGTCCAGCAGAAACGCCTCTACGTCCGCCATGCGTTGAGTACGGTCTTCTATGTTACGGTCGATTACGTCTTGTACCGTTGTCATTGCGTCACCGCCGTTTCTATACGCTGATTAGCTATCTCTATATACTCTTCCGAAACTTCAAATCCGATATAGTTGCGCCCGTTTAGCGCCGCCATTTTCGCCGTTGTTCCGCTTCCCATAAACGGGTCAAGCACGGTATCACCTTTATTACTAAACGCCTTAATAAAAAAATCAGGGAGTTCTTCAGGAAACACCGCAGGGTGATTTGACTGTATTGTATGTTGATTAGATTTTTGTGGGATATGTAAGTGATTGGAGGCAGCGAAACCTTTGATTTATCCATATTGCTAGTTGTCCTTAGTCCGGCAAATCCACTCCCGTTTTTGCTTGCGTTAGCTCTTTTTCTTTTAGCTCTTGAAACACTTACGTCTTTTATAGGAGTTGCTACAGCATAAGGATTATGCGTAAATTTCTTCTCTTTTGAAAAATGATAAACGGGCTCAAAACCATTTTTAAATCTACCGCTAAATTTTCCAGGAACACCATTCTTTGTCCACGTGAACTCATCGACAAATCGCCAATTTTGCACTCTTTTAAGCGATAAAACAAGATCCATTACGTATAAAACTCTCTCACCATTTAAACAATGCGGTTTTATATTTATAAAAAATGAGCCGTCGGTTTCAGCACTCTTTTCAACTCTGCGGATATAACCATAAACCAATCAACATACTCTGTGTGATGAACACCTCCATATACTGATTTACGTCTTTCTGCATAAGGAGGTGAAGTAAAAATTAAGTCAATACATTCATCAGGTAATTTTCTTAATCCGTCTAAACAATCTTCTTTATGAATTATATTCAAATCCATATTACCACTCCTCATTCATAAATTTGACATCAATTAACCGGAAATTCCGCAACTCTCCACCCATTTTTGCGACTACAACGGGATACGCGAGAACTCCTCCAGAATGACCCCCAACCATTGGCGATCTACTCACTGGCTCAGAATACTGATATATTCCTATATATTCGGCTTTGAACCATTCCTTTTTAATTCGTACACAACAAGACTTGTACACAACTAAACTCCCCTTTCTCTATATTCCGCCAGCACGCCCGCATATTTGGCGCTCATAAACTTAAAGCGGTCTTGATGCAAGTTGTCCGACCATCCCGTAATGGCATCCAATTGCGCCATCTCGTTAAAGCCACGCTCAATTTCCGCGTAATAATGTTCGATTCCTGCCGCTGCACGCCAGTGACGCATCGTACGTACTTCTGCGCCATTCTCCGCCGTTTGTAAAGCGGTATCGGTGGCGCGCTCTTTTTTACGCTGATTTGCCGCGATGTCCGTGACGATCTTTTTAAGTATGATTGCGCAATAACGCCTAAGTAGTTCTTTTTCCATACGCCGCCTCCTCGATTACTATGCCGTGTTTGCCTACTTCGTCCGCCGCCTTTAATTTTGCCCACGCCTCGTCTAAGGTAATGTCGTATGTCGCGCCCGTATAGCGCTCCTCTGCGAAATTGTAATGCGTCAATGTTGCGCCAATCTTTATTGCGTGGGGCGTGCGTTCTTTAATTAGCGCCATTAACGTCTTCTTACGCGTCGGAAGTGCGGTAATATTAAACACGTCCGGATTAGTCGCCATTAGACCGCCTCCGTATCAAATATAATTACTCGTAGCCCTTTATTACGCGCTTCATCGATCATATTCTTAGTACCACGGCTTTTACCGTCCCAAAACGCAGCAAGCGCGTCAGCATTCGCCGCCATTTCCCTGTTTCTAATTGGACCTGCCGCTTTACCGTGTGTTGACCAGTCCGCTGGGTATTTAACAATAATAAGACCGCGCTCATCAGCGTAACGTTCGCCCAACGCATCGGCTCCGCTTGCTCCTCCGGAAACAATCGCTATGTCTTCATTACGCTCATATAACGCCCAGTCTAATCTACTTCGTAAGAACTCATAATTACTGAAATCACGCGAACCTGCCACAATAACTCGAAACATTAAACCGCCTCCCCTTCGTAATAACCTTCGCCGTGTCCGCTCCAATAATAGTAAACCTCCGCGATTTTACGCACCGCCCCCTCGGTAAAGTCGTGTACCCGTCGATAATTTGCGCCCATCTTCGCACCCGCGTCTACTAACGTTAAGTCGCGCAAATAAACGTAATGTAACGCCTCCGCCTGCCGTGGCGACAATTGCGCGCGGGCTATCGCCGTTTCTAAGTCGATCAATATGTCGCAAGCCGCGTAATCGCCCGACGCTTTGCGTAGTTGCAACGCGTGGTAGTCACCGAGCAATTGCCGTACCTGCTTCGGCGTATTTAGCGCGCCGTATCGTTGCTCATGGCGCTTGTGTTGCGCCTGCTTGTCGTATGTGGAAATGCCGATATAAACCGCCTACCTCTCGTTTATTACGTCTTAGTTTCGTTGACAAACGTTGGGTTGATCACTACTATTGAAAGAAAAGGTGGAAACTTTTATGAAATTAGAAGACTTAGCTACTGAATTTCACAAACATGACGAATTCCCAAAAGACGTTGACGGCCGCAATGAATGGCGCAATAAGTACGCTAGATTTATAGAAATGGCATATTACCACGCCGAGGAAAACGGGATCGCCAAAGAAAAATTAGATAAAACGGTTTTAAGTATTACCGATAAATTTATTTATGTTATGAGCAAAAAGGAGGAAATCTAATATGTCGATAAAATGGATCAGCGCCGAACCCGCACGCGGCGCCACGATAACGATAGACTCTGCGCGCCGTATTACGATAAGCGCCGGCGCAACGGAAGTATTAAACGTAAGTAAGGACGGTCAATTTGCGCTATATGTCGGTTATGACAGCGTTAATAAGCGAATCGCCCTCGCCAAGCCGGACGTTGTACGCCAAGCAGAATTACGACCGTACAATTTCGACCGCCGCCGTTATGCTTATGCTAAGAAACTAACGCAAGAAATCGGTATTGCTGACGCTGACTTACCGTTACGCTACGAATACATTGGGCGTGATTATTCCGGTGATCCGAAAGGCGTACATTCGTTTGGCTTGGTCGGACACACGGCGCCAGATGAAGCAGGTTCAATATGACGTAGCAACGCCGGCATTAACGCATCAATAACGTTGACTGTGACGGCATTGCCCGCTTGTTTATAACGTTGACTGTTCGATATGCCGGCGTCTTCCACCGTTGCGTGTGCGGCGTCTGAGAAGCCTTGTAAGCGCCAAGTTTCCAACGGAGTCAGTTTTCGGATGCGATAGCGCGGGTACGCACCGACCGCTATGTCATGACGATCCTGCGCCGTAAGCGTAAAAGATTCTTCACCGTCTTCCTTAAATCTGCGTCCGTTTTGGCGTTTATTCGGACGGTCAGGCGTAAGTACAGGACGCGTTTCTTCTACTACATGTGTCCTCCGACCTTTGCCGACATCTCCAGGCGAAGTACCTTTAGTGTAATTAGCGTCGAGACAATAAGAAATACCGGCACCTTGCGAGAATTGTTCAACCGCAATCTTCGGCTCGCGATGCCCACCGCCTATTGTCGTAAGCGTCGGCGCATAAACACGCTTGATCGAGTCATTTCCGCGCAAATCAACGTGTCCGACCATTTGCGGTTCTTTTGACGGCTTATATGTATCGCTTAATTGCGCCACCAATTTCGCCGTTTTTTCCTCCGATAAGTAATAACGCTCATCCACTTCCGCTTCTAATATGTCCGCTAACTTCGTCGTCACCTCTTTCTGCGCAGACCATTCGAAATTAAACGTCTTTACACCGTCATATTGCGCTATTCTGCGCTTACCTTTCGCGACTACGTTCGTCCCTTCGATTCGCCAATCTTGCGCAGTTACGAGATCGTCACGTACAGCAACGATAAAGATACGTTCGCGATTCTGTGGCATGCCGAAATACTTCGAGTTAAGTACGTTAAAATCAACGGTATATCCGATCTCATTTAGCGCTGTGGTTATAATATCAAGTGTTGGTATTGAGTAAGTATTTTTCTTCCTTTTTATCAAATCTGACAATACCTTTTTCAGTAAGTTCTCCGATAAAAAGGAATGCTTGGTGATGTATACGATTATGTTTGCTTCCATCATTGCAAAGGTGGAGGTTTTCAATTCGGTCATCATTCTTTCGACCGTTAATGTGGTGTACGACCTCTCCGTCTGTAAGTTCTCTCCCGATATGCTCTTCCATAACCGCTCGGCTTCTTTTAACGTAGTCTCCACCTTTTCTAATAAAGACATATCCTCGATTTTCAAACTCTCTATTGAATGTAACAGCCTTAGATTCGAAGCCAAGTCTTCTCCTTTGCATACGAACTGCCGAATCTGTTCTTCCGGGCAATTTTTTAACTTTTTCATAATCTGTGAAATTTGGGTTTCTAAGAACTTCAATCTCTTCATCAGACCAAACCTTAGATAACTCTCCGCTTCTTCTATAGTAAAATCCGCCATATTTTTGTAAGATGTAGTAGACTTGCTTATCTGTAAGTCCAATTCGTTCGCCAATCTCTCTCGCAGATAATTCGTGACATTTTTCTTTACAATATCTGATCTCTTCCTCTGTGAATTTTCTTTTTCCCAAAAAACTTCCCCTTTCGTCAACTGATACTCAATCACTTTTTCTAAATCCGCATCCGATAAATGACCGACGAGTCCTTTTACGTTCTCAAGTAGCGCAATTTTCGGCTGTTTTGCGCGCATGATGCGTACAATTTCGAAAAACAGTGTGCCACGCGTATCGTCTGCGAATCCAGCGCGTTTGCCTGCGACGCTGAAACTTTGGCAAGGGAATCCACACGTCATAATATCGTGATCCGGAATATCATGCGCGTATATTTTGGTGATATCTCCATGTAAGTGATCGCCACCGTATAGCGCCGTATAGGCTTGTTGCGCAAATTTATCGATCTCCGACGCAAACACACATTCACCGTCCGCCTTATTTAACGCCTGCTCAAATCCACCAATTCCGCTAAATAACGATACATATTTAAATTTCGCTATATCAATCGACCTCCTTCGCTTCTGCTTCGTCCTGCTCACGCGCTTCCGCCGCCTCTGCGCCCCACGTCAGATATACGGCGGCTTTCCGCAAGTCCTCCGCGCCGTTCTTATGGCGGTAGCGCAAGCAATATTTCAGCACGTTGCCTAAGCAATAACTTTCGAATCCGTCGCCTAGCGCGTCTTTAATTACGTCGATGGCTTCGTATTTGCCGGCGTTATAATGCGACGGGCTGTTCACGACGTCTTGTTTCGGCACTAATTCGCGCGCAGGTTCCGCCATTTCGAACAGTTCTTCGATAGGCATTACTCCTTCTTTCGCAACCGTTTCGTCAATCACTTCGCAATGGTTCCGATGAATACCGAAACCTCCGTACTTTCCGTTTTTAATGATGTAGTAATCTATCGCTTCACCAACATGATCTAATACCTCGAAAACTCCGCCTACATAACCGTCATACCAACATTCACTACCGTCCGTAATACGTACTTTCATCCGACCACCGCCTCCGTAATATTTGCGCTACTTACCGCGCACTCAACGCTACAATTCCGCTCGCCATCGAATAGATACGACTGCCCACCTTCGTAGATTTCCCCGCCACAGTTTGCGCAATTATCCACTATTACGTCATCGTCAGGCGGCGCAAACCTTGCGTAATCTTGGCGGTCAATCATCGTAACGACCTCCTCGCTATTTCTTGCGCAAGTTGTGTCGTTGTGTAGGTGCTGAGTCCGTTGCCTTCCGCTAGTTCGGCGACGTCCTCTAGGCGCTCCTCTAACGCTTCTAGGTGGCGTTGTTGGCGGGCTAGTTGCGCTTGAATTTCGGTGGGCGCTTCGTGAATTTCGTATGGCTCTAAGACGGCGTATTCGTATCGGGATATGTGGCCATAGAGCTTACATATCGTAAGACCTCCAATTTCATTGACTACAACAGTCATAACCGTACCTTTTTCGTAGGGTTTAGCTTGTTGAACATCGCTCGCATCGACGATAATAATCAATTCGCCCTCTTTTGCATCTCGATCAACCTTGCGCCATAATTTACCGTCGTGTTCGAGTAGTTCTGCTTCCGCTTTAACCATTTACACATCGCTCCTTTTTCGTTATAATACGAACAAATGTTCTTGAGAGGCGGTGCTGTCCGATGAATGCCGAAGAATCTACGTTAATCCACGAATACATTGCGCTCGGTTACGCCTTAAAGACGCTACGCCGCGACGCACAGTTGTTTGAAAGTGATGCTTCACCGCACAAGTTCAACGACATGTGGCTCGCTCTTGCGCAATCGGCCGTAAGGGACGCCGGCAAGCGTATGGCTACGCTCAAGTACGAAGTCCGAAAACGCGGCATTAAGGTCGAACGCCTCGCGCAGACAAAAGACGTAATCGTGCCGTACGAAATATGGGTGCGCGGCAAGGAAACGAAGATACAGTTTTATAGCGTCGCCTTGTCGCGTAACGTGCGGGCGGAAATCGCGAAATACTTGGTGGCGTCGGCAGATTAGTCGACCACGCGCACGCCGACCGTTTGACGTCCCAATTGACGCGCCTTGTCCTTGTCGCTGACGAGTATGTCGATAATCCGCCCGTTGATCGCGCCTCCTGTGTCCGCTGCCACCATACGTTCCGTGCGACCGTCCTCGTAACGAACTTCCAGCGTCGAGCCTAGCGCAATTACCGATGGGTCAACCGCAGCGACGCGTTTACCTTGGTGATGCGTTGTCTCACTTACGTCAATACCGGTCGCTGTGACGCCGATACAGCCGGTGGAGCAGTAAGCCGTGTAGAATGTCGCTTCGAACGTCATATATTGCGTCGTATACCCGTCAGCTTCGTCATAAGCGCTCGATTCCGCCGTAGATACTGTTTGCGCAATTTCTTCGACCGCTTCGTCCTCGGTGGCGACTTCGTACGTATGTGTGCGCTCGATTGACGTCTCAGTGCGATCAACGTGCGTAAATTCGTATGTGATCGGTAAGTATACGGTCGCTGGCTTGGGCTGTACGTGCTGTGAAGGATGATATGCGTATAGTAGCGTTGCGACTGCGACTACTAGCGCTAGAGTTAGCGCAAAGTGAAAATACCGGATAAGCTACGCCTCCTCAATTATTTCCGTGACTTTCTAACTGGAATTTCTACGCCATCAATTATCTCCTTACATTTGCGCATAAAGTCGATAACGCGGTAATCTTCACGTTTCCACGCCGTAACAATTTCTTCGTATTTCTTTGCTTTTTCCTTATCGCTCATATTATGCCTCCTCGAAAAATTGATCCGTCCACGGTTCGACCGCTACGACTTCTTTGCGCAGTTCCTCAGCTAAATCGGTAATTTCCGCCTGCGCTCCGCGTCCTTTGCGTCGCTTACCGTAAAAGTCGAGCAAGGCGCGCAAATTAGCTGTCATAACGAGACTACATGCGGCGGCTTGCGGTAGGACTGCGCGTGCGTCTTCGGGCGGTACGCCGGCTCGCCTCAAACGATCATACGCATGTTGCGCATCGTGCATCGCATCTTCAAAATATTCGGTTGCAGTGCGTTCCACATACGCTGGACCGAAATCGTTACTAGGCGCAACCTTTTCGTCAGTTATTGTCGCGGGCGTCACGTAATCAAAGCCGCCGCTCTTATCACCGCTACCCATTCGCACATAACGCTGTGACTGAACGCTGAACGAAAATCCGACGCGGTGTCGTGTAAGTTGCGCAAGTAAAGCACGGCTGACGCCTTCCACGGTGAACGTAAACGTTAAATGTTCGACGGTACTAAGGTGCTTACTGCGCATGATGTGGCGGATCAAACGATCCGCGTCCGTACCGCCTTCGCCATCTGATGCGGCTTTGCCGAAATAACGTGCGCCTTCGTTAGCGACGATTTCCGAAGGTTTTCCCGGTGAATAACACGTACGGATTGCGGTGAGTGCTACGGCCTGTCCGTCAGTTGCGCGTAAATTGTGTAAACCGAGTTCCGACCGAAATTTATCGCTTAGTTGCGTGTGTGCCATTAGTTGTACTTTCAATTAATACGCCCTCCTAAATTATCCAAATATTCTTCTTTACATTAGGAAATATCTATTGTATTCTTTTAGTCAAAGATAGTTAAAGTCAAATTATAGGATGTGTAGAGATGTCTAACTTGTCAAAATTAATAAGTTCTTTAAATAAGTATTTTACTGATCTAAGTTACACTACTAGCATGAGTAGTCAGAATGATACGTCAGATCCTAAATTCGGTATGGTTGAATTTAGACGATACTTCTACAAGGATATTGGTGAAGTTGATAAGCCTACAGCTATTTAGATGACCTGCAATATAATGCGAAACAAGATGATCTTAATCTATACAATATTGAGGTAGATAAATTTTTCAGGGATTTATTTTCTCCTAAACCGACCCATGACGGTATTTTTGATGTGGATTTTATGATTACCCCACCAAATAATTTAGACAACCAAAAGGAAATCGCATTACACATTGAAGTATTATATTTAAATAAATAATTGACGCTCAATCTCCGCCTCTAACAACGGCTCTGGCGCAATAAATGACGGTGGTTTTAACACCTTACCCGTTGCTTGGTCGTAACGCGGTTGTCCGTCCGCCCATAACTTCGACATGTTTGCGTCATGTACGATCTCGAATAATTCCGCAGGCCGTACGCCCATTTCGACGAGCGTACCTAGCGCAAGGTAAATGAGGTCGATCATGGCGTCAGCTTGGTCGGTAACAGAAGCCGCGTCACTAAACTCGTCAAGCTCCTCGCGCATATAGCCGTATCGTTGTTGCGCCCGTGCTTCGTCCAATTTAGCAGGCTTTTCCGCAACCGGATGACCAAATTTGCGATGAAACTCCGCAACGTCTGCGTATTGTTTATTCATTCGCTCACCTCTTCGTAAGTTTCTTCGAAAATGTCCGGCTTACACGGATATAACTCGGTGCGCACGCCTTTGATAATATAGTCGCCCTCATCGACGCGCATTTCGCCTTCTAGCGTAAAGATCGTTAGTGGGCGATCAAGTCCTAACGGTAGATTAAGCGCCCCGATACCTTCGTCAATTTGCGCAACCTTTTGGTCGTTATCGCCCGTCCACTTTACGGCTTCAATCACGACCGGTTTCTTCCGGTACTTCTTCGTCATCATCGCCCGCCTCCAATTCGTATTCTAATTGCGCGACCATCGCACGTAGGCTTTCTAACTTGCGTTCTTTCTCCGTCTTAGGTGGCGCCCAGTCGGCGTATAACACGTCGTCACCTTTGCGCACGGGACGTTCTTCCGCAGTCTCGATATTTTCAATTGTTGCGCAGAAGCCGCCCGCAAACATCGACATGTTAAACGCTAACGGTTCGCCGTTTTTTACGATCAAGTTATGCGCGTATCGAACGGCCCTGGCTATATCGTCGCCCTCACCTTCGTGTTCCTTTATTTTCGGAATCATACGATCTAGTAAATAACGCAGATGGAACGCTTTATCTGTTGTTGCGCTCATGTCGTCAAACCCGTTGCTAGACTCGATTAAATCGTCGATCATCGACTCTAGTACGATCGACCAATCGTTCGCATACTCGCCCAATTCCGCTTCTAAATCTGATGACCATTCATCCGCCATTAAAGAACCGCCTCCATAATCTGCGTATTAGTTCTGCCGCCAGCCAATACCAGCCGTAAAGTATTAGCGCAATAGCCAAGACGCCTAACGCAATTAACAACCACTCGACTGCGTTCACCACGTTAATGCGTCCGCCTTTTGCGCTAGTTGACCGCGGAAATTGCGCGTTAGTTCGCATACGTTGGCGTACGGCTCGTCGCGGAAGTGTTCGAGATATGGTACAAAACCGCTTTTTGCTGGCTGCGGTAGGTCGCATTGCGCATGGTGACCGATCATAATGACGCGGGAACTGTCGTGCGCCCTCGTCAAAATTTTCTTTAAATCACCGCGAGTCAGATTTTGCGCCTCATCGATAATAATTGTCTTACGCTTAATATTCGTACCACGCATGAATACGTGTGACTTCGCTTCAATCCACGTTTGATCGTTAATCAGATCGGGATTGTCTTCGCGCCATAATGAAAAACGCGGGTCTTCGTTAATTTCATCGAGCGCGTCGAGTAGTGGCGTAATGTACTTCGCTTCCTTTTCCTCGACGCTGCCCGGTGTATAACCGAGCGATCCTTCTTGGACTGGCGCAAATAGATACAGCAGTGGATCGCCGAGCATATGAGCCGCCGCTACAGCTAGCGTTGTCTTGCCTGTACCACTGCGCGCATTGACGATAGTCAGGAGGTTATCGAAAATAGAGTCGACATAAATGCGTTGCTCGTCCGTTAGTTTCGGTGCGAAACCGTAAAATAGCGTATCCTTCGGTAATGGCAAATTAGTCCGCCTCCTCGTTATAGTTCGTCAAATCCGTTATCTGCGTCTACTTTTTCGTAACTGCGATTCCTCGCTTCGAAGAAATCCGTCTTCGTGCCGTCAAAATTATCGACAAATGCGGTGATCCACGGCATAGCGTTCGCAGTTGCTTCGGGATACAGCGCATCCAGCCCGATCATTTTCAGCATCTTATTTGCGCGATACTTAACAAATTGCGCCATTTCGTCGTTATCAATGCCGATAATGTCCGTCAATACTTCGTCGGCCCAAGCGATCTCTGACTCGGTGGCAATGCGGAATTCTTCGTAGATAAACTCCGTAAGCTCGAACGTTAGTAGCGTATTGTTTTCGCCGAGGACTGCACGCAATAGTTCCGACATGAATTTTCCGTGTACGAGTTCGTCGCGATTAATAAACGAAATTATCTGCGACGTGGCGCTCATCTTCTGTTGTCGCGCAAGGTTGTAGAAGAACGCGAATCCGCTGTAGAAGAATAAACCTTCGAGAATCATCGAAAATACGATCACCTTAACGAGTCTCTCCGGCGTAGGCTCGGCAAGAAAAGCGTCATACGCCGCCATCACACGTTGATTACGCGCAATAATCGTTCTGTTTTGTCGTGCGTCATCGAATATCTTGCGCTGTTCTTCGTAAGAAAAGAGTGACGAAAGTGCGTACGAATACGACTCGTTGTGTACGACTTCTTGCTGAGCAATGACGGCAGCAATGGCGTGTACGGAATCGTCCGTTACGTACTCACTGACCGCGTGTATAAGGCGTGCTTGTGGCGTGTCTAATGTCGCAAGGAGACCGATCGTTAGTTTATATGCGTTTAATTCCGCGGGCGTTAGCGTTGTTAGCGAGCGTGCATCAGGTGCCATCGATACCTCTTGCGGAATCCAGTAGTTGCCGACAAGTTCGCGGTACGTACGGTAGAATGACGGATAGGGAATGTCGTTCCAGTTCAGTATGCCCGACGACTTTCCGCCGATAATGGCGGTCGGTCGTACGGGATTTTGCGGCTCCATGATCGATACTTTCTGTAGTTGTTCGGTCAAACTATCGCCTCCTATAAAAGTTCATGTATCTTATAAATAACTTCTCGATTATCAGTCTCCTCCGCCCATTCATACAACTCGTCCAAGACTTTATTTGAGGGATTTTGGTCGATATAAACACTAATTACGGCAGTTGCATCTTTATCCCCAAAAATTTCACCGAACTCTATATGCGCCTCTTCTGCTCCACTCAACTTAGCGCTATCGTATAATTGTTTTATTCGCTCCATACCGCCACCTCCATTTATTTAACCCGCGCACCACTCGCAAGTTTCGATGTCTACGTTCTTACTCCGAATATAATAAATAGTTTTCGTCCCTTGACGCCACGCGTCCATATACAGCTCCAATAGCTTCGTCGCCTTGATCGCGCTAGGCACGTACAAGTTAAACGATTGCGACTGGTCGATGTGGCGTTGCCTCGCAGCATTTTGCGCAATTGACGCATGTTGGTCGTACTGTACCGCCGGCTTATAATAAAAGAACGTCTGCGGCGTTAAGCCCGGCGACACGACTTTAATGCGATGTCCCTTGCGCTCCTCAACGTATTCCGGCTGAAACACCGGATCAATTGACGCGGTACTGCCCGCAATCGCTGCCGTTGACATGTTCGGCGCGACCGCCATTAAGTTGCCGTTACGGATGCCCGTCTGTACGACTTGTTGCGCAAGCTCCGCCCACTTAGCGCTCCATATATGCGCATTACCGTCATTTGGCGGTAAATAACCGCGATCTTCGAAGTACTTACCGGTCGACCATTCGCTGCCCTCAAACTCCGGATATGCTCCTTTTTCTTGCGCCAAGTCTGCGCTCGCTTTAATCGCCAAGTACGCAATTTGCTCGTAAAGTTCGTCGGCGTACGCAACGGCTTCCGGCTTTTCCCAATCGATACCCTTTTGCGCAAGTAAGTGATGCCAGCCGAACGTTCCGATTCCTACGGCGCGGAGTCTTTCGTTCGTGTGGCGCGCTTGCTGTACCGTGATCGTATTAAGATCGATCACGTTGTCGAGCATACGCATCTGAATCGGCACAAGGCGCTCTAGTACGTCAGCACCGACTGCGCGCGGTAAATTGATAGACGATAGATTACACGTAACGAAAAGGCCCGGTTTCTTTCGTACAATAATTTCATCGCCGGAAAGTTCCTCGCTAACTACCGTCGTTGCGCTCATTGGCTGAGAAATTTCCACACATAAGTTTGAGCTATATACCATTCCGAGGTGTTTGTTCGGATTCTTACGATTTACTTCGTCCCTGAAAAATTGGTACGGTGTTCCTGTCTCAAGTTGCGACTGCATGATCCGCTTCATCACGTCAATCGCTGCGACCTTCTTACGGCTAGTCAATTCTGTCGACTGTACGCATTTTTCATAACGATGGCGAAAAGTACCACTACCTTTACGCTCGTCGTATGCGTCCTCTAGCGAAAAGCCCATTACGGTGCGTACCTCATGCGGATCAAATAAGTACCAGTCGCCGCGCTTTTCTACCGCCTCCATGAATAAATCCGGCAAGCATACGCCCGTAAAGATGTCGCGCGCTCGCTTTCGGTCGTCGCCGTTATTTAGGCGCAAGTCGAGGAATTCCATAATGTCCGCGTGCCATACGTCCAAGTAGACGGCGACTGCACCGCTACGTGAACCGAGCTGATCGACACTAACGGCCGTGTTGTTTAGCTGGCGTATCCAAGGAATACAGCCTGACGAAACGCCCTTATAACCGCGTATCGATGATTTAGCTGCGCGTACTTTGCCCATGTAGGCTGCGATGCCGCCGCCGTTCTTGGACAACTCCGCAATATCTGTATTTGAGTCGTAAATGCCACGCAACGAGTCGTCAACGGTATCTATAAAACATGACGAAAGTTGCCCGTGTGACTTGCCGGCATTGGCTAACGTCGGCGTAGCGACCGTCATGTACAGGTTGCTTAACGCCCAATACGCTTCTTTTACGTGTGCGACCCGTACGTCCGCGGGCTCGTCCGACATTAAGTGCATCGCAATTACGAGCCAACGCTCTTGCGGTAATTCAAAGACGGCACCGTCATAACCACGCGCAAGATATCGTTCAGATAACATAAGCACGCCGAGGTAGTTCAGCAAGTTGTCGCGCTCCGGGTCGATAATAAGCTCAAGCTGCATAATTTCCGTTTTGCTATATTTGCGCAATAAGTCGCCTGAATAAATGCCGAGTGCCGTCAGTTGCTTTAATAAGGCGTAAAAGTTGCCGTACTTGGCGTAAGAGTCGTAACAGCGCTGTACGGACGCCTCTTTGTATAGCTTGCGCAAATAAATGTAGGCGGCGACGTACGTCCAGTCCGGCTCTTGAATCGACGTGCTTTCGGACGCTGCAAGCAACAATTGCGCCGTGATCTCTGACGCCGGAAATTCGTCACGTGCCGTAATCGTGCGTATTAGCTTTTGCGTAAGTGGCGCCGTATCAAGTTCCGGATAGCGCCGCGCTGCCGACTGGATAAACGCGTCTAGTCGCGCTTCGTCGAACGGCAATTGTCGTCCGTTTGGTTTCGTGATGATCGTTAGTTTCGTCAATGTATCGCCTCCGCTTTTTTATTCGCTGTAACGTAGCCATCCGCGCAACTCCTCAACTGCTTGCGCTAGGCTACGTCTTTCTACGCGTTTTGTCGCCAGCACGCGTTCTCTTTCTGCGATTTCTCCGTCTAGTAAATGTAGGTCGGACTCATACGCTTCGACCACTTTGCGCACTTCCGACTGATCCGTAAGCGACGACTCAAACTCTGCGACGCCGACTGCGCTATCATCCGTCCAGTCCGTCATTTTTGCGCCCTCCTTTAACGACTATCGCTACTGACGCGGTTAAAAACGAAACAACTGCGTAAACGCCCGCTACATTATCCGTAAATCGCTCGGTGCCTAATAGCGTATTAAGACCGCCAGCCGCTAAATTGCCGACGAGTAGCTCGAATACCATGCCGAGTAAGTACGACAGTGCGAACATCCCCGCTGGCAGTAATAGCGCAATTACGATTATTACGAATAGACCGCCGAAAAAAGTTGCGATTGATTTACCCATTTGCGCCCTCCTCTAATTCGTTTATTCGGAATGATTGGTACGAAATTACTAACATTAAAATTACTGTGTACCACCAATCGTACTCATGTTGCGTAACAGCAACGCCAAACGCGAGAAGTAGGAAAATTATCGACACTGCTTCATCATTCCGCAACCACTCCTCGTTTTATTAAATACGCCAATCCAACCGCCACCGCATCGCTTTCGTCATCGCTCTTAAACGTAAAGCCTTCCGCCAAGCCGAAACGCCGCCTTACGCCTGCCTCTACTTCCGCTTTGTCCGCGTTACCCTTGCCGGTCGCCGCCATTTTTACCTGAGTAGGCGTAACTTCATCCGCGGCGTCAATCACGTAGCCATATTGCGCTAATGCTTGGTCAATCGCCGCCCATGCGCCAAATACCGTCTGCGTCGAACGCTTACTACGCCCCTTCGCAAAATGCTCACGTACAACAACGTCAAATGGTCCGTGTTCTTGCGCAATCTTAGTGGTAACTGCGCCGATGTATGCGTAGCGTTGACCGTCCGGTGTGTCGGCGTTAGTCTTAACGGAATCGACGTGGCGTACGTGTAGCTTGACGCCGGACTTTAGCGTGCGGGCTTCGATGACCGCGAAGCCGGGGCTAGTCGATATGTCAATCGCTAGAATGCGTATGGTAGACCGCCTCCCCTAGCTCGAAATAAAGATGTCCGTATCCTTCTCCGCTTTCGTTGGCGAGATCAATTCCTAGTCTATCCTGTAGGGTCGCAATTGCGTCCATGAATTCTTTCGCTTTATCAACGTCCATTAAGACAACTTTGCGCGCACCTTCTCCTTTAGATCTCTTTACATCTATTTCTTGGATAGGTATATCGTAGTTTTGTAAAGCCGTAATCTTATTACCATCCTCGCCATATACTGTCACTTCTGCGCCAGTTACTACTTTCATTGTTCCGCCTCCCCGTCGTTTAACTTGCGCAAATAATACTGCCACATGGAGTTAAGCTCTACGATGCGATCGACGTCATGTTCGTAAAATGCGGTTTGTAACTTGGATTTAAATCCACGTGGCATAACGTGTGGTTGCGTCATAACTGCGCCTCCCCGCGTACATTTTCGATAAACGCCAGCGCATCAGTGTACGAGCGCTTTTTAAATTCCGGCAACTTACTCCGCCTAGCCTGCGACGCTTGGTGTCTTAATTCGTCCACCTCTGTATCCGTCAAACTTAACGCCGTCGCCGTCTTGAAGTTGTTAAACGTCCATTGCGAAGCGTCCATCGGCAGTGGCTCGTCCCCCACTATTGACCGGTTAACTTGCGCAAGTCTATCCAATAGCGCCGTTCGATCTTCGTCCGTAATAGCTATGCCAAACGCGCGCACGTCCGGCGTCTTGGCGTAATCTTCCGGCGTCATGCCCCACGATTTATGCGCAGTATTTACGTACAAAATAACGTAATAGTCGACGTTGTACATAATCGAATAACCTACGCATTGCTTGACGTGCTTTTCTTCCGCTTCTTTCAACGAATAAAGCGACGTACGCGCTGCGGTCGTTTGCTTCGACTTTACTTCGAGTCCGACGCGCAAGGTATGACCGTCTTCACTCACATAACGCATAATCCCGTCGCATGTGCCGTAAAGGTAGAACGTCTGTCCATTGTGCTCGATCGGCGTATTGCGCTTGGCGAAGTCTTCAAACACCGGCGTGCCGTCGTCATTGCGCTCGAAATCAAAACGTGCGTCCGGCATGTTACGCGCGGCTGCGAGCACGTCACGCTGGATAACGTCGCCGACCGCCGTCCCGATTTGAGTCCAACGCCCTTGATGCGGTTGTTTCGGCTGGCGATCCTTTTTCGCGCGCTTCGCCTTTACGTAAAGTTCGCGCGGGCAAGAAGTCGCGGAAGACGGCGAAAAGTACGGGCGTTGCGGCCATACGTTTTTAGCGTCGGCATACCAGCGATGGATTTGCGTATCGAGTTCGTTGTCCCATGTTTCCGGCTGTGAATGCCAAGCGTCGAGTTGTGCGGCGAAGTCTTGCGCAATAGTATCTGCGATGGCTTGGCGTTCGTTTGCTACGACTTGATTGCGTAGTAAAGTGGCGGCTGTGTTCGGCAAATTATCGCTCTCCCTTCACACGGAAACTCTGAATATTACGTATATTAAAGTGTGTGGCGATTCCACCGTCGAAATATACCGTCAATAACCCTTGCTCTTTCGCTTCAACTGTCACATTATTAAAGCGTTCGTCTGTACCGTCCATAAACGTAATAATTATCCATTCTACTCTTTCGCTCATATAGTCACGCTCCTTCTGCGTTTTTAAACCATTCGTCCACCGACACACCGTCGCCCCATCTTCGCGCTAGCTCAATGTCGGTCTTATTCGGTACGTCCCCGAACTTATACGTATTAACCATGACGTCTTCGAAGTCCCCAATGTCTCCTCGCGTAACGGTGTCCGGCACTAGCAAGATCGCTTCGTCATGGACAACGCACCACATACGCCAACCTTTGCGCAAACATAGACGGTACAGTTCGATCATCGTACGTTTTGTCTGTATTGCGCTCGTTCCTTGTATAATTGCGTTCGGCCCTTGTCGCATCGCACGGCTAATGGACGCGTTATGCAGACGTTGTTTTTCGTATGACGGATCGTAATATTTGCCGTACGGAATAAACTTCCGCTTATTTTTAGCGTCGGGTAGCGCCGTTTACGTTGCTGTCGATCCATCCATACGTAACCGTGTTTCGTCGCAAATGCTTTCGTTTCGTCAATCCACCGTTTTACATACGGCATTTTTTCGAAAAAGTCATCGAGAAAAACGCGGGCTTCTTGTTCGCTAATACCTAGTTGTTGCGCCAATGTTTTCGGGCCGGTGCCATAAAGCGACGCGAGCACGCCGGTCTTCATCGACTTACGCTCGAATGTACCGTCTCCGCATTCTTCAATCGGTTTTTCGTAAACATCCGCAGCCATTGACGCATACACGTCGAGTCCTTTGTTATACGCCTCTACTAGCGTCGGCTCACCGGTCATGTGTGCGGTACAGCGTACTTCTTGCTGCGACCAGTCCCCGGAAAGGAGCGCATAGCCGGGCGGCGCAACGAATAACTTACGTGCTTTCTGATGCTGATTCTGCAAATTTACGCCACTTCCACCGCTACTAAACCGCCCAGTTGCCGCGCCATTTTGATTGAACGACGTGTGTAGTTTGCCGGTCTTAGCGTCGACCAATTGCGGCAAGGCGTTAATGTATGTCGAGTGTAGTTTCGTAAGCTCTTTATAGCGCAATAACTGTTCAATGACCGAATGCTTTTGCGCCAATGGTTTCAGCACCTTTTTAGCGTCCGTCGATTCGAGCTTCTTCCCGGTAGCCTTTTCGAGCGCTGGCTTTAATTGCGCCGGACTATTTAAGTTGATACCGTCCAACTTTTGCGCAAGTGTAGTAGCGAGTCCGTCTATCTCCGTCTGTAATTCCGCGCCATACGACGCAGCAAAGTCGAGATCAATGTCGAAGCCGGTGCGCTCCATATGAACGATCACATCCGTCAATGGCGCTTCTACAGTTTCGTAGTATTCGAGTACGCCTGACATTTGCGCTAAATGCTTACGCTGGAAGTCACGTAGTTTTAGCGTAATGTCACCGTCCATCGCCGCATAAGCCGTCGCTACTCCTAAGTCTTCAACGGAGTCAAAGCCCGCTTTGCCGAATAACTCACCGTATGTCCACGAGTCCGTGCCGAGGTACTTTACCGCTAATTTCTTTAACGCAAAGGACGTTTCATTTTCGTTTAGCAAGCGCATCGCTTCCTGCGTATCCCACGCAAAGCCGCGCAAGTTAATGCCGTCGTTTGCGAGCATATGAATATCGAATTTACCGTTGTGAGCGATCTTTTTTAGCGCTGCGTCTTCGTAGTACGGTTTTAGCGTGTTAGTTACGAGTCTATGCGGTAATTGCGCATCGTCCGTGCGGTGTTTCGTCGGGATATAAGCGTGTACGTCTGCGTCAACCGCGCTAATGACGTGCCCTACGATATAGTCACCGCCCCATATGTCAACACCCGTTGTCTCTACGTCAAATACAATTTCATCTTCCGCATCTAGTAACGCGCAAAGCCATTCGAGGTGTCGCTCAGTCCGAATTATCCAATAGTTAGACGGCATTTCGTCGACCATATTGCGCAATTTGTCAGCGCGTTTACGATCTAGTAGCGCTGGGTATAACCGAAGTGCTTCCGCCTTGCTGAATTTCTTCGGCTGTCCGCGCTTATTGTAACGGTCGGCAGGGTCACGGTCGATTTGCCCCGCCCCCATTGCCGCCTTTACTTCGTCCAATTTGCGCCTGTCCAACGCGCTAAGTTTCGTTGCATAAATTCGCGTCCATGCTTCGTCGATGGTTTCTGTTGCTGCTAAGGACGCGTCTTTCCGCTTGGATACCGCTTTTGACGGCGCCGCTTTAGCTTGCGTTTTGAGTTCGACCATGCGCCGCCCTCCTTTACGATTCTAAGTCGTCTGCGGACGTCCAATATGTCTCGCCATCTTCGTCTCTAACGCGCACGTCTGTACCGTATATATTTCGCTCAACAGCTAAGACTGTCACGCGTTTAGTAATCGTGTATTCCTCGCCTCTTACCGGACTAACTTGCGCCATTTACGCCGCCTCCCGTTCAATTTTCATCGTAATAAACCGTTTCGCTGCGCCTGCTTCAACGCTACTGTATTCCCACTGCCCGGTACATTCCGTCATATAAAGCGTATCGCCGAGTACGCCAATTATGTAATCACAATCGGCAGGCTGATACGGCTCGCCACTCGCTTTTGCTGCGCGTATAATGTAATTTACCGAACCGTCTTCGCTAAACTTACGCTGTCGCATCGTCTTAATTTGCGCCGTTTTGAAGGCACGCGTTAAAGGATCGCGCATAACAACGTCATATACCTCGTCAACGACGGGCTGGGCGCATTCCCAGCCGTGAGCCATTAACGTTGCGACAACGGTAAGTTCGGATAACTTCCCGGTGATTTGTGCGTGATTTCCGATGTTAAACCACCTCCGCTTCTAGGACGTCAGCGTGCGTCGTTGTACTGCCGTCTTTGTGGCGCAGGGTGACCGTCTTTAATTGCGTTGTGGCGGCTTTTTTAAAATGAGGTAGCTTGTTTCCGTAAATAACGTACTCGTCACCGTCATCGTCGATAATAATCGGATCACCGCAGCCATCGTGACCAGTAACTGCGTACGTTTTACCCACGCTCACATAAGCGCGCTCTTTGACACACTCAACGGTATCGCCAAATTTAAGCGCACGGGCGGTTTCTTGCGTAAGCAGTCGCGGTGTTCCCTCAACCTTGCGCAATTGGTCAGCTTGTGCGTAACCCATAGCACTGCTTGAGCGTTGTACTTTGTAGTCTCCTTCATCATCCGCTTCCTTAGCGATTTTTACGTGTTCACCGTCAGTAAATCCTCGCAGATAGCGCTCACCACCGCCGTGGATAATTTCGACTGTATCGCCGACTTCTAGCGTTTGTTCATCCGAAACAAGCTCTAATTGCTCGGGCAGTGCGTAAGCTCCGTTAATATCGATGCGTCTTTCGTTACGATGAGAACCGCCGCCATAATTAGCATCGCCCGGCAGTGCTTTAATTACGTACACGTTACCGGTACTTTTGCCAACAAGTGGCCATTCGCCGCCTCCGCTTAGCAACTTAACCTTGTCGCCAGCTTTAAATGATTGCGTAGTTGCCGGCTCGACTAACGGTTCCAGCACGACGTATTCGGAATGAAGCAGGCCTATGCTAAATTCGCTGCTGAAAACTCCGTTACTGTTTTTATTCACTACGGTAAACACGTCGCCATTACCGTAGTAACCCCCCGTAATACTTGCGTTAGTAACCTTAATCAATTCGCCCTTTTCCGCATGACGTTCGAATTCCCGGTAAACGACGCCTTCGTGCGTAGTTGTCGGAATTTTACGCAACTGTGACGCTTTATGAATATCACCATCATCCTCGCCGACAGCTTTCGTTTTGTACGGATAGGATCGAAACGTTCTTACTTCCGTAATTTCAACGATTTTACCTTTGTTTCCGTGTCCATCCTGCGTAACTTCCGCGTAGTCGCCGACTTTTAGTGTCGGTTCGTCCGCCTTTGTAACGCCGACCTTTTCGTATACCTCGATCTTGTATCCGCACGTATCGAGTTCGTCGTCGTCATCATCGATAACTTGCGGATCACCAAGCGAGTCAACCTCCGTCACCTCGTACGGCTTTTCTCCGGTTAAGTACGACTCTAACTCGCTCTCATCCGTAAACACGACGTAATCGCCTTCGGCTGCTTTGCGCTCGACTTTACGATAAGTGTCGCCTTCGTACGTTAAAGTGTCGTCTTGCTGTGGCGGTTGTGGCGCACGGCTAACGATTTTGTACGCGAGGTGGTCGTGCCGGTCAATAAAACGTTTGTCACCTTCATCATCAACGATATACGCGCCTCTCTCGTTCTCTCTAACCGTGTATCGATCGCCTTTGTTGTAATCGCGCTCGTGATCACCCGTAGTCATCTCTACGACATCGCCCGCTTTTGCGCCGCTTGTCGCCGCCGGTTCAGTCGTTTCTTTTTGCGCAAGTTGTGTCTGTAGTTCCACGATCTCGCCGATTGTACCTTCGATAACATTACCGTTTTCCATCGTAATTTTTACCAATAAAAGCACGCTCCTTTAGCATTATTATTTGCGTTGCACGGGTGGCGGTTGTTTTTAGAACGGAAGGTCTTCTTCCGAAATGTCCGCGGGTTCGTCCGGTGTTTCGGCGCCGTCTTCTTTCGGCTTCGCTTGTTCCGCGTCATATCCGATAAGCGTTACGTCGAATTTCATAATATCGACGAGGTATTCTAGCTGTTGCTGTTCGCTAGCTTCGTAATTTAGCCCCTCGAATAGTGCATCGTCAAACGGTTGTCCGACAGCAGCATCGAAATTTTTACGTTCCTCTTCCGTCAAGTCTTCGTCCATATCAATAATTGGCGTTAATGTTACGGTAGTACCCGTAGATTCGCCTTGCTTAGATAGCTCGAACGCCAGCTTGCCGATCTTCTTTTCGTATTTAAGAATCGAAGTCATAATCGCTTCTGCTTGTTTTTTCGTAACGTCCACAACGAAATCTTTGCCCGTTGCTAAGTCGTGAAATCCGTAGATGAATTTCTTTGATGGGTTATACTTGCGCGCTTCCTTCTTTAACTCTTCCTCTTCTTCTTTATCGCTTGTTGCCCGCGCCGCCTCGAAGTAATATTGCGCAGCTTTATCCCACGGCGTTGCATTTTCGGTAATGAATCCTTTAGCGTTTCGCGTCGGCGGTACCTTCGGCACAAACGAGTTGACTTTTTCCGTTGGAATTTTAGAAAAGTGTCCGTAATTATAGTATTCCGCTAAATCTTCCGTGCTTTTGACTGCTACGTTGTAGCTATCGCCGGACTTAAATTTTGCAAACTCCGCATCATTAGTACCCTCGCTGCTCGATTTCAACGACTGCAATGCCGCTGCTCCTTTAACGACTGTCACGTACACATCGCTCCTTATTCGTATTAATAATTACCGCAGACATGGCGCAAGCAACGTATGCATCCGTCAATTGCGCTCTTACTGCGCTGCGGTCGGACTACTTTGCGCAACAGTCTGATAGTGACCGGCACATTTTACGGGTGATCAGCCCGACCGATGTATCGTACGACTCTTGTGCTAAGCATTACGCCCGCGTCGCGGCATCAACGCAAAACATCGTCCACACCGCGAGGCCGGCGTAAGACCGGCGTTACTTAATCCCGTTCGATCAGCGCAATCAACGCCAGCCCACCGAGCATGAACACGCCGACCAACGCCGCGCTAAACATGCGCAGATACCTCGTCTTTCTTCTGCTGTAATTCCGCCTGTTTGTCCGTTAATTCGCCGGCGACTGACCGAAAGTAAGCGATCTTGCCGTCGATTAACGCCTTTGTCTCCGGATTATGGACGCGTAACTTTTTAACGTTACATTGCGCAATTTTCAGCTCAATTTCGGCGACTTGCCGTTCAATGGCGCGGAGGTCTTTCGTGTAAGCGCGTAATAAAGCGTTGGCTTTACGCTTGACTGCGCTAAGTAATTCGGACGGTAAAGCTACGATGTCGTAAGGTTTTTGCATGTCAACAAACCTCATCGGCATTTCACCCTTGTGACATGTTATGACGTAACCGTTCTTTCCAACGACCATAGAAACGTTGCTTTTATCGTGATAAAAAATGTGACGATTTTTACTCTCATTCCCCGCACCAATATATCTCGCAGTAGTCATTAGTTGCTTTAAGTGGTTTGCGGCAGCTTGTCGGGAAATCCCAATCCGTTCCACAGCGCGATCTACAGCGTGGTTGGTAACACCTTTAACTGCAATATTCATCCGACACGCACCCCTTTCGGCAAGTTTCGTAAGTAATCGGCGGCGTCTTCGTCCGGGCGGGGCGCGCGTTATACGTGATAATAGCGTCGAGTTGCGTGCGGTCAATCATATTTGATGTCTTAGTCCCACTTAATTTTGTAAAATTGTATAAATTCATTGGAAATCGCTCCTTTTATACGTTTATTGTTGCGCAATGTTGGGTAAAGTAGTAATATAATAAGTGAAGTTGTTATATTAAATTTTGTTGACATCTGCGATTGCAGTCACCATAAACATATTTATTATGGTATAAATTAATAATAAGGCGTACTTAAATAAGGGTTTCATTACCTCTTTAATTTTTTCGCGCCTTTGGTTAGAATGAAAAGGAGCTTACTGGCATAAAAATTATTACGCCAGCCATATAGCTCAATTGGAAAGTTGGGTTAGCCTGCCAGCTTAACTCGACACTTTTTTCCAAATCTTTGGATGTGCTTTCGCATCGTTTCGGGTTTCCTATCTAATTTGCCTGCCAGCTCTTTAGATAATTCCGAGACGTTGTGGAAGCCATCTGCCCATGATTCTAAAATGAATAAATTCGTACTATCACCTTCTGCCAGAAAGGTGATTTTTTATTTAGGATCTCTTCTTCTCCATCTCCCAACACGATTTGTTCAACAGATATAGACTTTGACTCGATTAACTCGAAAGGATTAACTGAATCTTCTTCTACTGAAAATTGTGATTCGTTTTGAACTTTTTTCCTTTCTTCCTTGTTTGTTTTGTTTCTTGAGCCGATAGCTCGTCCATCATCGCATTGTTTATTGCTTTCTTTATAAATGAGTCCGGATTGCCTTTGTTCCTGTCGAAAGTGTCAATACAGTAATTCAATTGCCTAAAGCATCTTTGTTCAAAGTTTGTCTCGTCATTTAACTTCCACCAAATCTTGTACGTAATGTCGTTGATGTAATTTAAATAATTCCTAAGTACATCATCTAAAGTGTTGATTACCGTCTCTTGCTCCTTCTACTAGTTCTGTCAAACTTAATTCGGTCATTTGATTCCTCCTCTGTACTGTATTAAACCCTAGCTTTAGAATATTTGGGACAACTTGCTAAACATTTCTATTTATTTTTTAATATTCTTACGTTAAACTTTAAATTAGATGTTGGCATATGTCAACATATGAAAAGGAGGAACATATGTGATTGATTTTGAGCCTTTGTTTACAACACTTGAAGAAAAAGGGATGAGACGTACAGATTTAAGAAAGATAATTGATGGAACAACTGTTGCTAAACTTGGTAAGAATAAGTCTGTTACACTAGATACTGTTGATAGAATTTGCTTATATTTAGACGTTCCGATTGAAAAAGTGGTGCGCATTAACCGATAAACTAATAGGGTGGTGCTTAATGTATAGAGTCGGCAAATGCCGGCTTGCTGAACACTTATATTCACGGGGAATGACTCAAACTGACTTAGCTATAAAGACTGGTTACAGTACTAGCACTATTAGCGACTACATAAACAATAAACGTAGGATGGGCATCGAAAGGGCGATGAATATTTCGTCCGCTTTAAATTGTAGCATCGACGATCTTTATGATTGGGTCAAAGAGTGATCCCTTTTTAGCAGGCCGGATTCAGTACGAGTGATAGTTCGCTCGTATGCCGGCATTTCCGCAATAGCGGATTGCTATATAATTATTACGCAAGCACAACGCTCTACCTACGCTATCCCTGCAACTCTCCGCACCTGCTTCGCATTCATAATATACGATCTCAACTCGTCCTTATTCGAGACATCATTCGCATCTTTATACTTTGCCGGAAACCCCGCCACTCTGACGTTAATATGCGGATAATTGTGAAGCTCCGCAATAATCCGCCTTTTAAGCGCCTGCCCCGCATCGTCATGATCCGCCATTATGGTAACGTCCCGTACACTACTTTGCGCAATCAATGCAGCCTTGGTGCTGTTAAATGCCGCGCTGCCGACCGCTACTGCCGGAAAGCCTGCGCTCATTATATAGAGAGCGTCAATTTCGGCTTCGACCATTATTATAAGCGAAGGTCGTCGTTTTTGTAAGATGAGATTTCCGTATATAAGATTGCGGATAGCTTCGCCGCCCTTAGCGTACCAAAAGAATTTATTTGTAATACTGCGATACTTCACGGCTCTGAGACGTCCGCGTCCGTCATGCCAGGGTATTGCTATCGCCTTACCGTTTTGCTTAATGCCCATATAAGCCGATACACGCGGATCAACGCCTCTGCCGTATAAATACGTAGGCTTGTCGGTAAAGCCCGTGAGCGCGTCGTCAGCCAACACGATCGGCTTGCGTGGGGCGTGCGTTTTCAAAGGACGGAAATTTAACGCTTGCTGTTCGGCGCTGGCATACTTGTTGCGCAAATAAAGGGCTGTTTCCCGTTGGCTTTCACCGCGTAAACGAGCAAGTAGCTCAATAAATCCGCCGCGTTCGCCTGTACCGCTGTCGCCCCATACGCCGGCCGCTGCGTTATCTGTCTCCGTTAGATAAACGTAAAATGACGGGTGCGTATCATCACGAAACGGTGACTGTGCAATAAGGCGGTCGTCCGACCATGTGGCGTTGTTAAAATCGTAATCTTCTAATTCTGCGCGGATGTCATACATGGTGGCGATGCACCTCATTTCCAGCTCATAGTTATTTTACCACAATAGATTGTGAGAGTGAATGTCCCTTACCACTATAAATTGTGTTGGTTGTGGATAAGTGCTTTCAATAAAAATCATACGAGTTTTTTATTTTCCTTTATTTTTCGCCCCAACAATGTTTCGGGAGAAGAATAAGACAAAAACGTTAAAAGTTAGCAATTACAAGACCAAGTAATTATTTTGATGGTAAAGTCTACTTTTGAGCAAAAATAAATCAAAAGACCTAGTGTCTAATTCCATTGTATTCCATTTTTATTTTTAAATTAAGTGGTAAATGCGTCCAAATATACCCAAAATATGTCAATTATTAAAATTGCTTAACTAACGCCTCTTCTGCGCTAATTTCCCGCACAACGCCAACGCCCGGATAGTATAGTAGTTCCAACGAAACGCCCTCGCCACCATCACGTCCTTTACCTAAAGATATTTCACCGTGCCCTTTAACGGTATCGATTCCGAACACACTCGCAGCATCTTGAAGTACCGCCTTCGTCTTCATGATGTCTTTTCGGGTTGGGACGGAAAGCTCCCGTTCGCCTTCGTCATTTTGTTGCTCAGTCTCTTCATCCGCCTGCGTAATAACGTGCATTACAGTTTGCGTATAACCTGCCATCCCTCGCAACTTTTGCGAAGTCTTTGTCGCAGCTCCACCCGGTGTTTTGTCCTCGTTACGTTCGTAGTTCATCAGATAAAACGGATCGATCATTACGACATCAGCTTCGTACTCCTCGATATTCTTGCGCAATTCTGCCGCCGACCGATCTGTAAAGCCTTCATCATCCGTCGCTCTTACGATAATATCGCCTTTTAAATGCGCGTCTATGTTGGCGAGGAAACTACGAAACTCTGCCTCAAATTCTGGCGTTAAGTCGCCATGTCTTATTGCGCGGCTGTCAAAACCGGCTGCGACTTGTCCCGCGTCGTCAAACGTTACTTGGCGCAATCCTAGTCGACCACTCAGCGATACGTAAATACGCACCATGACCTCGTACCACGACATTTCGAGCGACCATACTAGGCAAGTGGCGCCGTCCTGCGCAGCTTTAACGATTTCCTCTAGCACCATGATCGACTTACCGCGTCCCGACCGCCCGTACCACGTATACATATTTGCGCTGGCATAGCCGCCTATTTCACGGTTAATCGACGGAAAATGCGACGCCCATATGCGGTTCGATTCCCCTTCTTTTCGACGATCGTATTCCGTTTCGACTTTCGCAGTGTCTTCCTTTGCGCTCGTTCCTGTTCGACTACGAACGCTTGTTCCCATTATAGCTTCTTGCGAACGCTTATGCAATTGTTCTAGCAAATTTTTACCGTTGCCTTTTTCGTGTTCACGCGCCAAGTCGTTCATAATCGCTACAAACTCGCGCTCCTGACGCTCGGCCTTAATACCTTGCGCAAGTACGAACATGTTGTCGGTAACGTCCGGCACATAAGCGTCATCAAACGCTGGTACTTCGGCAATTAACGTAGCATATGACGGCGCTTGGTCACCGTTGGCTTCCGCATAATTAACGACGTATTCGTATGCTTGGCGTTCGGTTTCTGTTGCAAAGTCGGCGCGTTCGATGCCGTACTTGCGTAGCTCTTTTACGGAATTGTCATCGCAGACTTTCGATAGTATGAATGATCCGTATGCTATGAAAAGCGCCTCCTTTCGGCTTTTAGCGATTCTAATAGCGTTGCGTGGTACGTTAAGCATTCGTCGATGTCACTGAGCGTGTCGCTATATAACGCCTCAGTACCGAGTATCTTGCGCAAGGTTAACGCCTTACGACGGTCATCCAGCAGCTCGTCGATTAACGCCTCGACATGCGTAATCTTGCGGTCGATTTCGATGTGCGGCGGTGGCTCAGGCAACCGCGATTCCGTTGTAGGCAACACAAATTCGACGGCTTGTGGCGCTCCTTGCGCTAGCATTACGTTTACAGTCGGTGGTTCTTGCGTTGACTGGCGGTAAAGGACGTAGCCAGCAGCGACGAGTCCTACAGTAGTAAAAGCGTATTTAATTAGTTTCATCTAAATCCCCTCCCACTTGTATTGTTCCACGCAACTAAATGTTTCCGCATATTTTTCGATGTACAAAACCAAGTATCAGGCCGAATTATGCAATTATTGTTATCACACTTAATTAATGGTCTACCCATTATGCGAGATAGCACAGGTGTTTCACTGCAATATGGGCACGCTTTTAAAACATAATCACTCATCGTTCGCAGAAAATCCGTACTATCTTACCGTAGCGCCGGGAAAGTTCCTTCATTCCTAAACCTCCTCAAAGTAACCGATCTCTTTGTAAATCTCATACATTTCGTCGAAAGTGTTTACTTGGTTTAATTCTTCCATTACTGACTTTTCAATATAATAGTTAACGGACGCTAATTCTTTATAATTACGCTTGTACCCACCCATCGTCACACTTCCGTCTCTAGCGATGGATGTACCGCCCATTTCTAAATCACCATCTACCGCTATAAGCGCTTTTATTAGATTAATTCGTTTCGCACTATGCTCAAAATCCATTCGCCGTTTTAGCTCTTTTTCGCTTATCATTTCGCCTTCACTCCTCGTTTAGATTCGCCACCGAACGGTATCTGCAACGTATTCATGCGCACTCTGTCCGCCAAACGCGCTTCACCGAAAACGTCCGCAAGCTCGTCCATAGCGATATTAGACGTATAAACCGTCGGCAATTGCGTGACGACTCTAGCGTTAATAATGCCGTGTAAGTCCGCTCGAAACGCCTCAGTGACGCCACGTACGCCTATGTCATCCAAAACAGCGAACGGCGCGTGTTTCGCCTTTTCCATCGACCGGTAATAAGCCAGGGCCGCACCTTGCGCAATGTCCTCCGGTATATGCGAACGATTAAATTGCAAATATTGCGACTGCCATTCGTTAACGTCGAGAAAGTACGCTAACTGTTTCGGCAAGTTTTCGTTATTACTACGCGCAACTAAGTAACGAGCCGCCAACCATTCATTTATTAACGCGGCTGCCGTCGTCGTTTTGCCGGTGCCGGGGGACGCGCTGTATAAATAAACGCTACGTATTTCGCCTGCCGAGCCGCTAAACGTATCGACATAACGACGCAGGTCAGCGTATTGTTGCGCTTGGTCTGACGCCGGCGGTGCGTTTGATAGCATGGTGCGTGCGTATTCGGGCGGTAAGTTTGCGTTTGTGTGGCGACCGGCGGCGCTGTGCATGAGCGTGTAAGGTCCGCAAAGTACGTTACAGTGTTGCGCTTCACCGGCTACGCTACAGTGTTGCGCTAAGATACAGCGTTTTTCTAATGTCGTCATTAAAGCGCCTCCTCTTCGTCATCGAGCCAATTATTTAAGATCGCGTGCTTAGTCGCTTCTATTGCGCCAACGAGCTCACGATCACTTACGCCGTCGGGGCTGTCGATAACAAACGAGCCGTCGTCTTCGATTGTTAACGTGATGCGCCAGTCTTCGGATAGCGTTCAAGCGTGCGTGTTCCGCGGGGCTTACGTATTTGCGCAATTATTCGACCTCCTTTATCTCTTTAAGGACTCCTAGTTCCCTACCGCCAAAATCTAAAGAACTTCTTCCACCGTATTCAGATAATACGTGTACACTTTCGCCATTTTCAATAGCTGTTACCCACCCTATTTCATATCTGCCGTCTTTTTCTTCACGAATCTCGATTGGTAGTATTTAAATCAATAAGCCCGTAATCCTCCACTTCAACTACATTAACATTGCTCAGATGTTTATAATAAGGTTTAATCATCGCCCTTCGCCTCCTTAATCCATCCTCTTCCTGAGCATCTCTCACAAGGGAAATGCCAAATATCAATACCTTCGCCGTCGCATTTTGGGCAAGTGCGATTATCACTCATCACCCGCCGCCTCCGATACTACTCTCTTTTCAATGCTAATCGCTGTAGTGCATCCACACTCACATTCGAAAGTTGTGTCATCTAAAAAGTCCATTACAACCTCATTTTCTCCAGTGAAAACAGCAACAGTACTTGTCACTTCTTCTTCGCATCCCTCGCAGATTGTCTTATAAGTCTGTACGATCACTCACTCCGCCTCCTCCGCTACATATTCATAATTGCCTGTGCTGTCGTGTAAACTGTTACGATCATCCCTACCACCATTCCAAGGACAAATGGAAATATAAAGCGATTGAACGCTTCGACCTTTTCCGTAAACCTGCGCAATTTATCGTTAAATTTATCGATTCTATTCACCACCGATCACCTACCGGTACATACGCCGCCTCAGCTTCGTCTTCCTTCCGTCGTTTACGCGCTGCGTCCGCCACGGCTTTTTGCGCAACCGCCCAGTTGCGGTCTCTATACGCATACATAAACGTAAATTGTACGAAAGGGTATTCGGCAGACGGCTTATATTCATCGAGGCATAACTCGATAAACTTGCGCAGTGTGACGTTGCCGTACTTACCTTGCGCCTGTTTCAGCATGCCGCGTTCCATCGACCAGCGCTGTTGTTTGCCGCCGCGTCCGCCCGGCTGGTAGTCGACACCGAAACGTTTTTCCGTGAGATCAACGAGCATTTGCAGATGCGTGTTCGCGTTCCATTTTTCGATTGGTAAGGCGCGCCAATCGCGCGTACTAATCTTCGTCATTTATTCGTCCTCCTTAGAAACATCCTAACGGATAGTATCCCGGCAAATCAGCGAGATCATCGCGTTTAGATTTCGACAAGTCTTCGATTATTCGGCGTTGTTGCTTCGTTTCGTTGCGAAGTTCTTGGCTACAGTTCTCTAGCGCGACAATATGCGTAAGTAAGGCGGGTATGTCTTCGCGGGTGTGGGCGATGAACTCTGCGTCCGCAAACGACTGTAAAATACTTCCGTAATCTTTCATATCTATACGACTATTACCGTCAACCCAAATATCAGTACCATCGATTAACCACGGACTTTCTGACGCTGTATATGCACGCTCCTTAATTGCGTTGAGTTGTTCTTCTGATAACGTCATGTTATCGCACCCTTTCAAATAAATCTCGAAAATCTTTACGAACTAAACCAACATTAAACGACTCGTCCTCCGCATCTAAATCGATCTCCTCTTCGTATACGTTGCCGAAATTTTTACGCTGAGGCTCGGCGGCGAGTTTTTCCGCTTCTTTGCGTTCTTCTTCGTCTTCATAACGCATGACTAACCGCTTAATGGCGCGCACGACTGCTTCTTCGTTATCGCCATACATAGACAGCCATGTTCGGTCTACTTTGCGCAATCTACGATAAAGTAAAACATCATCATCGACTACACGGGCGCGGTACTTGCCGCGTCGTCCTCGTATGTTCCGGTAAATGTTGCGGGCGAGGAACGGGCGTAGTTTTATAAAATCGCATATCCTATGTCCGAGCGCTAGATCGAGTAATGAAATTGTCATTAAAGTGAATAACACAACCGCGATGACAACGGTTATTATCACTGCTGTATACATTATCAGCACCTCCCGTCTTCTAATTTCGCATAATGTACCGCAGCTTTTAAGCCGGTAATAATTCCGTCGGCATAGATAGCCGATTCGCTTGGTTGCGTATAATTCTCTTTTTCTTCTTCCACGCGAGCAATTTTCGATTCCAGTCTCGCGATTAATAATTCCATACGCTCGCCTCCTCGTTATATTGCCGCAGACGCTAATACACGCCCCATGACGGCTTATTTCGTAGTAACACGACTATTCATATTCGATGGCGTCAGCGCGTCGTGAATGGCGTCCATCTTCCGCTCTATACGCGCCACGTCTCCGCGCAGTTCCTCCCAACTTTCCGCGTCTGATTCGCGTAATAATAGCTGAACGATAATACGGAGCGCGTGATCGATACTGCCCGGATACTTGTGCGGCGTGTAGACCGTTTCATGTGGCGGCTTACCTTTCGCTTGGAGTTCCGTCCAGTTTTCCTTCGCCGTGTTATCGATGTCGGTGCGGATAGCGATAATAAATTGGTGCGCGTCTGAGCGTAAATAGTAGCGCTCGGTGATCGGGATATTAACCATAGTGACGACTCCTTTTTTCGTATGATTGCGGCGGACGGCGGGGCGCCACGCACGCTTGTACTTTCGTACTTTAATTACTTTCTTTGCGCAAGGTAGTATGGGTTTTAATGACTTTGTTATTGTATAAATAAGGTAGCAGTCCGTAAGGGCTGCAAATGTTTTGAGTCTAGTTAAACTGAGTATAGATAACACTGAGTATAGTTCCTCGGCAACTGTGTCACCCCGGCATAGACACCATGTCCGTTAGGCTTTGACACAGATTCCGGTAGGCGTCTAAAAATCCGCCGGTAATTCGTTCAAATAATAGATATTCGACGTTCTATAACCTCGCACATCATGACGTTCTTCCACTGTTATTGCGCCGATTTCTTCAAGCAACTTGACCGACCTTTGTACGGTTCTTGCCGAGCAATTGGCGAGCTCTGCGATGCGTTCGTTTGACGGATATGAAGTTTTGTCGTCGTTATCCGCGTACATACATAATATGACGTAAACGAGTTTGTCCGTTGGGCGTTCGAATTTAGTTACGTTTGTTAGTACGCGTTTGCTTACAATTGCGTATTTTTCCTTGCGGTAATCGATTACTTTCGGCTTTTGTTGCGCCGCCACTTGCTCGATTGTTAACACCTCCCGTTAGTTATATAACCCTGACGTGTTTTTAATTGGGACAATTACGCTTACTAATACCGACGATTGCCAATTAAAAGTTCGACGCTTTTGTGTAAACTTTTTTATGCGCTTAATAGATATACGACGCCCGCACGGTAATTTTACGGTTGCGCAAAAAAAATAACCCGCCGCATATTTGCGACGAGTCTATTTCGGCCATTTAACCGGAAAGTTGTTTTTACATGACGAGCACTCGCCCGCTTTATCGTGTTTGTAAATGTTTAGTTTCGTCTCATTTGCGCAAAATGGACAGCTTACGGGGTGTCCAACTAAAAATGCCGGCATCACCAGTAGCCCGCCCGTGAGCATCATTCCGATCCCCGGTAATATACCGATAATCGTTAAGCATAGTAAAAGACCGCCGATAATCGACGCCAATCCCAAAAGCCCGATCGGTATGCGCACACAATATTCCCACGCCTGCATTTGTCTTTTATTAACGTTAACCGTTTGTATAGGCGCTTTATTTTCCATTATAACGCCTCCCTAAAAGTTTATTTCGATTTCCTCTTCGCCCGCTAATGTTTCAAATGTATCTTCGCTAAAGACGTCGTTCGTATAAAATCTCAGCCATTCCAACTCGTCTACATCAAAGTTTTCCGGTAGTATAAACGCCATAAACCCGTCCTTTTTAACTCCTTCTCGGAACTCCCCCGCAACTTCAGCGTTACTATAATATTGTACAAACTCCGCATCAAAGTAATCGATCTGCTGACCGCTGTTTGTAACTATTTGCGCAATCGGATTGAAGTTAACATGCTCTTCCGATAAGTTTTCGACGTTAATGTTAATTTGCACGTAATCAAACTCGGTGCGATCCGTTATCCACGCGAATTCCGCCTCATGTACGCGGTCGTCATTATTACGGTGGAGTACTTTCACATCCTCGTATGTCACGTCCAT